GGCTTTTCAATTGTTGTTTTGACTACTATAGGTTGTCCGCAGTGGGGGCAGATATTGGATGCTAAATCAGTAGGATTATCGCTTACCAATTCTGAGACAGAAACCCCTATAATTGAGGCAATTTCTTGGAGTTTGTCTAAAGTTGGATTTCCATTGATTATTTGTGATACAGAGGCTTGTGCTATTCCTTTCTGACCGGATTTATTAGTCATTTCTTTAGCTAAAGCATCTAAAGTCCATCCTTTATCTTTGATTACTTTTTTAATGTTCATAGGATATATATTATAAATTATTCGGCAAATATAAAAGAATATCATCAGAATAGCAACTTTTATTATTGAAAATATAGGATAATTCTTATGTTTATGAAGCAACTATAATTTAAAACCTATGTTTGTTAATATAAGATAACTATTAGAATATAACCTATTATTTATTTGGTAATATAGGATAAAACCTATATCTTTACATCAAATAAAAGAACTAATAACAATTAACTCCTAAATATATGAAACGCTACAATTTATCAGAGATAATGAAAAACGCTCACAGATCGTATAAGTATTCAGGCAAGCAGCAAGGTAAGACTTTCGGTGAGGTGCTTAAAGCAACTTGGAAGCTTGCAAAACTTCAAGCTATCTTCACGCAGGAAGCAGTAAAAGCACGAACTGATAAATTCTTGGCAGAAAGAGAAGAAGCGATGAGCAAAGCTGCTAAGGCTACAATGCACGAAGGTTACAATAACAAGAACATTCCTGCATCGGCTTATTACAATGTAAACAGTACTGGTAGATTCGGTTCACGCTACGTAGGTGATTAAGATATAACTAACACTTTAAAATATAAAACAATGAAATACGAAGTTTCTAAGAAAGGTTCAAGCGTAACATTCAAGTTCGAAACATACGAACAGGCAGCTGATTTCTGCTATATGTATGTAATGTCAATGCACGCTAAAGGTGATAGATTCCCTGAACTTTCAATTAAAGAGATAACCGAGTAATCAGAACATTAAAATTTAGAGTAATGGACAATATTTTGAACTCAACCGTTGAAATGAGTCAGGCGGAACTGATATTTCAGTTAGCCAAGACCAATGTCGAACAAGAAAAAAGGCTTAAGTCGACAGAACTAAGATTAAGCGTACTTGAAGAAGAGATGAAGAAATTGTCTTCAAAGTGTATCGGTAATTATGGATGTTCCACTATGTCTGCATACGTACAGAGGCATAAACTTCCTATTTATGTAAGTGACATTGCGAAACTCGGCAATGATGCCACACGCCTATGTAAGAAAAGGGGATATCCGGTTAATAAGGTAAACATAGACCGTTTTGGTGTTGTAAACGTCTATCCGGATTTCATCCTTCATGAACTACTGGATGACTATATAAGAACTACACAGCGTCTAAATGGAAGTATAATGAGATAATAATATAAACTATAAAGTAATGATTGAAGTAGAAATAAACCAATACCTCGCAATGTTAAAGTCATTCACAGAATGCTCTCAATACAGAGCGGAGTGTTATCGGTTAAAAGCTGAAAACGAAAAGTTGAAAATCGAGCTGTCGAATAGCTTAAAGGTTTCTCGTTCTTCCCGTAATCAGGTCGAGCATTTTGATTACGCTAGTCGAATGGGAGCTAACTAAGTAGGAAAGTAGTGTCAGGGGATTCGTCCCACACATTAAGTTGATGCCAATCGACACAGTGACAATCTGAAAATGGTTGTCACTGTTTTACCGGTTTTAAGTGGTTCTAAGTGAATCATTCAATTTGAAATAACAACTATCATCCTTGATTATTCGAGGTAATATAGAGTTGAAAAATAGTGTATAAAATGATTTTGTAATTAATAAATATAGAAAAATGATCGGATTATTAAAGAACGGGCAAAAAGTTGAAGTAAAGAAAATCATACCTGATTGGAATCGGGTAGAGACTAATGATAATCAGATATTTGCTCTATGGGAGTTTGAAGTTATATATAGTTCTTAAAAAATATTCGAATATGAGTAAAATGAGGCAAATGTTACTGGCAACAGCAGCAATGTGCGCAGCAGCGCAAAGTTACAATCCATACTCAATAAATCGTAAAGAAGGAATGGCTTTTAATCCTGACTATAAAGTTAAGTCATCAGTTAAAGAGTTGAGAGAGTTTACCATAAAAGGAAAGAAAGTTATGGCATACTCTAAAAAGGATGCTATTAAACGATTGAGACATAAGAAATAACTAAAATATCAAAATATGGGAAGTATAAATCAAGGTTCTATACCAAAAGAAGAATCAAGTGCAGTAAATCCGTATAATGGAATGTTCGGGCAGCAAGGTTGGATTTGTCCGAAGTGTGGCAGGGTATATTCACCTTTTACCCAAATGTGTTTGTATTGCAAACCCAATAATGCAAATACAATTTCTAATACTACCGTCAGTGAAGAAAAATTAAGAGAAAACCGTAAAACAGAGTAATATGAAACAGACATTAGAAGAAGCAGCATACGACTATGCTACTAATAAAACAAAGTTTAGAAAAGAGGTTTTAAAGGAGGTTGATCCAGATAACTATGTTAGTCGGAAATCTGATTGTATGGAAGATTTTCAATGTGGTGCAGAATGGCACGCAAAGCAATCCCCGTGGATAAGCACGAAAGAGCGGTTGCCTGAAGATACAAACGAAAAATTAGTAATGCTTGTAGATGGAACAATAAGAATAGCGCATTATGATGAAGATTACAACGAAGATATGGAATATCACTTTTGGTATGACTGCGCTGCAAGTGAGAGTTATCATAGAGATGATGTAATCTATTGGATGCCAATCCCGTCTTTCGATGAAATACTTGAAGCCAACAGAGATGTATTAGAACGGATTAAAGAGAAAGGAGATTGATTATGGATAAACTTAGATTAATAATCAGATTGTTGCTTACCCCTTTATGGTTAGCCTTATTTTTTGTTTACCTGCCAATATGGTATATACAAATGAGCTGGTACTACTTTAGATTTAGTGACTATTGGGAGGGCTATCTACTATTATGGGATAGGATAATGATATTTTTAAAAATCAAATAACAGTGAAAATTGGAGGATGAATTATGAAATCAAAACAAGTATTATCAATCGAGCAGATGAAGTACTTGCAGGATCTTGGCTTGGATACGAGCGATGCAAGTATGTATTGGGTCAGAAGGTCGCACGGAAGTCGCATTGATGATGAATCTAAAGGTGAGTGGTTTTTGAGTTTGCAAAAGGAATTTATGGTTTGCGGTTTTATTTCATACGAAATACTTCCTACTTACACCTTTCAGGAAATTATAGAATTACTGCCGAAAGAAATTAAGACAGTTACAGATACTTATTATCTTACAATATCCACTTATGATTGTGATGTATGGTCTATATACTATTCAATGTCTGATGAATTTGATTACTATAAAGAGTTTAAATCAGATTCATTAATTGACGCAGCCTACGAGATGCTTTGCTGGTGTATTGAAAACGGATATATTAAAACTAAAGAATAGTTATGAAAGTAAGAGTAAAAGAAACTGGAGAAATTATCAATATTGCTGATTACGCACGTGTCACACTTGATAAGTGTGATAGTTACGGTAATCCTATTGAATTAAGTTTTGATGATGTTGAAATACTTCAAGAAATGTCTGATAATATTGATTGGGAGCAAAGGCGTTATGAATTGGCAAAATCCGCTATGCAAGGGTATTGTATTGCTTTAGGAGTGAATGATGATAGCGAAACCTATAATGATATTGCGATTGGGTCTATTAGAGTAGCTGATGCTCTTATTAAAGAACTAAAGAAAGGAGATTGAGTATGTATGTAGCAAGAGACAAATGTGGGGATTTATGCCTTTTCACTGGACGACCCGTAAAGATTGATGAATATTGGCAACCAACAAAACATTGCTTTGATTGGATTAGGCTTGATTCTGAACTGTTTCCCGAAGTAAAATGGGAAGATGAAGAGCCGACAGAAGTTGAATTGGTAAAGAAGGAGGAATAGCCATGCCAATAAGCGAAGTATATAATATAGACCGAATGGATTTCTTAAAGAAATTCCCAGATAACTTCTTTGACTTGTTCATAGATGATCCACCATACGGAATTGGAGCGGATAATCCTTCGATCAAGCCCAATACTGTAAAACAAAGTAATGGTAATATACTGTATGTCAAACAATCCATTTATCCTAAATCTGATTGGGATTCACGAGTTCCCCCTCCAGAATATTTCGATGAAATAAAAAGGGTCAGCCGAAATCAGATAATATGGGGAGTAAACTACTTTAATTACGACTTTACTGGTGGACGCATTGTTTGGGATAAGCTAAATGGTGATACTGACCAATACGATTGTGAAATAGCTTACTGCAGTATGAATGACAGAACTGACCTTGTATATTGCATGTGGCGAGGCATGATTCAGGGAACCTATTGCGGAAAGGATTTATCTAAGGCAATTATCCAGCAAGGAAACAAAAAGTTGAATGAAAAGCGGATTCACCCCTGCCAAAAACCTGTAATTTTATACGCATGGTTACTCAATCAATATGCTAACCCCGGTTATAAGATCGGTGATGCTCACATGGGTAGTCAAAGTAGTCGAATTGCATCTTACAAGCTAGGATTCGATTACTGGGGATGTGAAAAAGACAAGTTTCATTTTAAAGAAGGTAATTCTCGTTTCCGTTATGAATGTCACGGAGAGATAAAAACGAATAAAGGTATTCTAGTACAAACAAGTCTATTTGACTTATAATATTAATATAACAATGAAGAAAATTGAATTTTACCCAGGAATCAATCTTGATAAAGCATATCAAGAATTGCAGGACAATGCACCATGTTATGGTGAATTTAACGAGAAAACGTTGTATTCTACTGATTCACTTGATGAAGTGTTTGTAAAAGTGACCGGTAAGTCAAAAGCGGAACACGATGAATATGTCCTCAAAATACACGAAGAGTATGATCGTAAGGAAGCGGAGTTCAAAGCTAAAATCCCTCAATTAACTGAAGATTACAGGAACCGTGCAAGGGGCATCATCCCGGAAGAACATTTAGAATACTGGGATGAAATCGTCCCTATCAGGTTGAATGATCTCTATCATGGCATGGAACTTGACTGCTGGTTAGAATTGGTTGCAGTATTGAATGATACCTCTAAAAAAGAACTGGAAAGATTTGAAATATGCCAGTCTTTGTTCTCCAAGCAAGGTCACAGCGTCATGAGTGCAGGGCTTGTTTTTAATGGTCTTAAGTGTTTTCATCCATTAGGAGAAATGTTGGTATTATACATTAACGACTCTATAAAAGCATAGTACCTCTTATGGAAGAAAGTAAAAACATAGGTGAAATTACCATTGGATTTGATAATGAATCTGCAAGAAAAGTAGCAATCACAGATATGGTCCGGTGCGAATTTTCAGATCACCGTCTTGTTACCGTTGCGCATACAGAAAAAGATGCCTACCTGCTATCGGTAGAAAATCCTCAAAGTTCCGGACGCGCTACCCAAACGAATATGTATTTGACAGAAGGAAGCGCAGCTGCTCTTTTTTATACATACATCTTATATCTGGAACATAACGGAATAGATGTAAATGAGTTATTTAAGAAATACATACTTGACGATAAAGAGATCAAATATGAATTTTCACCAAAAGATTAATATTACATCATTATGGAAATAAACTGTAAATACTGCCCTAAAAATAATACTTCAGGAGAATGCAAGATAGATGATTGTCCTCTACTTCCTATCATACAGGAGATAGAAGAAATGCAGTCATTCCTTGAAACAACGGCTAATGATAACCCCAAAGAACTGATAGAGCGTCTTACTGACATAAACGTATATCTAGCCCGTTCAGGCAAACTTTTAGCTGACGCAAAGGCGTACCAAGATCAGGTAACAGCAAATGTATATTCGCAACACATGGAATTCATATCACGGGTTCCGGCAACTGTTGCAATTAAGTTTGTTTCAGCTCAAAGTGTGACTGCTAATCAGTTGGTTGTATGGCTGGATCGCATAAATAGAACTCTTGTTCACGCTGGAGATAACATACGTACTCAAATATCTTTTGCAAAGCAGGATTTGGCATTACAAAGGAAGGGATATTAGAAAAAAAGTTAATCACGGAAAAATAATAGATATTAAGTGATTGTTTTTATGCCACTTTTGTTTAGCTTTACACCGTGAAAATAATAAATGCGATTGGTGGAACTCTCGTATAATAAAGATATAAATCAGCTCTATATGAGTAATTATCTCCGAGTTCCACAAATAGAGATAATGAAAATATGGAGCTTATTTTATTTCTATCCTAGCATCCTTTTTTAGAATAATTAAACATAGGCTTGTAGTAAATATGTACATTATTTGAAAATATATGACTTATATAGAACTGATAAATAAGTTTTGGTCTCTTGACGAAGACTGGGAATTTACCTGCTGTGAAACGAGGCTTTATTTTTACTTGCTAAAAACAGCGAATCGTTTAGGCTGGGTGGATAGCTGGACGCGTAGTGATACAAAGGTATCATCTGACGTGGGAGTGTCGGTCAACTCAATGAAATCAGCACGTAATAGATTAGTTCAAGCGGGCCTTATCACATTCAAATCAGGAGGTAAAGGACAACGGGATAAGACAAGGTATCAGATTAGCTATCAAAATTTGACACCTAAAGTTGAACCTAAAGTTGAACCTAACCTTATACCTAACCATGAACCTAAAGTTGAACCTAAGCCCTTACAGTATAATGTACGCGCATTAGATAAAGACAAAGATAAAGATAATTATCTCTCTCCCCCGCGCGCGTATGAGGAGATTCCAAACGGGATTTTTGAAAAAGGACTGGATGAGTGCTATGGAGAACTTAAGTCGAACACTTCATGGATGGAGGTTATCTGCATGAATACTCGTTTATGTGGGTATAAGGATTTTGCCCCTCCTGATTTTTATGATTATCTGGATAAGTTCTTCATGAAACTTCAAAACGAGGGAGAAATGGTAAAATCACCCCAAGATGCAATGTCACATTTTGCCCGATGGCTAAATATTGAACTTAAAAAGAGAACCAATAATGAATCAAAATCAACTACCGGCAGTATCTACGAGCAAAAGCGAATTGATTCTGAGCGGAGAAAATCTAAACTCATGGCTGAGTTCGCAGAAGCGGACGCAAAATTCCTTGCAGAGCAAGAATCTAAACGAAAAGCAGTTGGCTTTATTGGAGAAATACCCGACACCTTCTCGGATGGCGGTTGATTACAATCCTGATTTGCAAGGTAAACTGGCGAAATCAAGCCTTACACTTGCGGATATTGCAATGAATGAGAACATACCTTCACTTGCCAACATCCGTTCCGTGTACGGTGAAGACAATGCGGTAAGATGGCTGAAGGTACAGTTCGACAGCCTTAACGATTACTCGGAACAAGGGAAGGGGATAACGGATTCACAACTGGATGAACTTTGTAACCTTGTTCTAGGTGAATATTATTGGATGAATCTTGCGGAAATATGCAATTTCATTTCCAGATTCAAATTAGGGAAATATGGACAATTTTACGGGGCTATTGGTCCAATGAAAATCTCTTGTTCTCTCTTAGAGTATGTTAAAGAGCGTCGAATCGATATGGAACGTTATGAACGTGAGCAATACCGCATTCAGCAACAAAAAGAGATAGAGGAGCGTGGTAATAATAGCATATCATACGCAGAATATCTTGAGCAAGAAAAGATGCTTGTAGAAAATGGTGATAAGGATGCTATTGAAAGAGCTTCAAGGCGTATTGTAAGCTATTGTTTATCAGTAGGTTAATTTAATATAAAGCCATATAAATAAGGAAAGTAACGTTTGTTTACAATTAGCAAAATGAGTAACTTTATACCTGTAAATCAGAAACATATAAAATATAAGAGCAATGAAAACAATTAAAAAATTAACTGAAAAAGAAGTGGTACTTAACAGGCTCACACAATCTATGCTTGTGATCTACCTACTAAATGACAATGCTAATACCCGAACAGATGATACTCCAAGGTTATCCGGTAATCTGTAACGGTATTCATTACGATGGAAGGCATCTGAAACCAATATGCAAACGGTGCCGGTTATATACAAAAGTAAAGCAGCCATTTCATAAGTCATGGCGTATAAATGGAATCGATAAATGTATAATAAATCATGTTAGTAGGAACAACAAATCTTAATACAACGCTCAACTTAACCTATGTGTTGACAGATGTTGTAGAAACCCTTCTCTATGACTTGAGAAGTGAAATGGGTAAACAAGGCTATGAACTGCGTTACGATGCAAAACGTAATTTCAACACTGCAATAGCCGCTATCCGTAAATTGAAACAAGATGTTGATAAGACTCAGTTTTCCACTCAGGAAAATTTCGGCAACGACTCCGATTGTCTTCTTGCGTTTATCAGGTTGTTAATTGACAGATGTGGAGATGATGATAAAAAGATGTTTGAATTTTATAATTACATCAAGCGTTTTCCGTCACAACTTGGGCTCAATCTATCAGACGAAAAAAGTACGTTCGCTCATGTTTTCAAAAGTAGTGAGGAGCTGGATTAGTTATGAGAGTGTTGCTAAATATCTTCCTTCTCCTAGGAGTTAACATCTTATTTTATCTGGTAGTCTACGCAATATCAGACTACTTAATGGATACAATTAATTAAACAACGAATGGTGATGAAACAAAGTAAACTAACACACGGCTCTTTATTTAGCGGGATTGGCGGCTTTGAATTGGGGGCTGAAATGGCAGGCATTGATACTTTGTGGAATTGTGAGATAGAAAGATTTCAAGGTGAAATATTAAAAAACAAATTTCCTCATGCAGAAAGATTCACAGATATTACAAAAACAGCCGGACTCAGATATGTGGACATCATTAGTGGAGGATTTCCGTGTCAAGATATCAGCGTTGCCGGAAAACGTGAAGGTATTAAAGGCAAACGTTCCGGGTTATGGAGTGAAATGTACCGAATTATATGGGAGGTTAGACCTAAATACGTCATCGTTGAAAATTCGCCAGCTCTCGTTATTTCCGGTTTCGAACAAGTCTTATGCGACCTTTCCAAAATCGGGTATGATGCGGAATGGCAATGTATATCAAACTACGCTTTTGGATACCCACACAAAAGTGAAAGACTTTACCTTATTGCCTACTCCGATAAAATCGGATTGCAATGCGACATTTGCAACGATGGATGCTTTAACTCGATATTTAAACAGTGGACATCAGATACGAGTGTCGGATATACTTGCGCAAAAAGGATTCTTGAAATCCCAGCGCATAGCACTGTTAGAAATGATGATGGGTTTCCCAATTGGACACACAGAGTTGGCTCAATAGGAAATGCTGTTAACCCTTGCATTGCAAAGTACTTATTTGAATGCATTAAGGAGTTTGATAAACAATTTTTTAATGAATAGGACCAAGTAACAACCTTGCAAGTTCTTGAATGATTATCAATGATTTGCGTAAAACAGAATAAATATGAGCAAAATAAAGAATTTCAAAGATTTGGTATTTATTCCGCATCCAATAGCAGGAGAAGCTCAAAAACTTCCTTTATATCTTGCTAAAGAATATGCAGAAGCTAAACAGGCAAAAATGAATTTTGAAAACGGTTATGGAATTAGCGTCATATTCGGTTCTATGTTCTATTCTAATGGTATAGATACTTATGAGGTTGGAATACTTAAAGATGGTATATTATGCTATGCTACACCAATAACAGATGATGTAATAGGTTATATCACAGCAGACGAAGTTACGGATATTATGAGAAAAATTCAAGAGTTACCAATTGATTAATAATAAATCAGAAATGAAAGAAATAGAACTATATAATGACCATTTCCAGAATTATAAAGTCTATGGCATTCCTAAGGCTCAACTAATTATAGCTGATGTCCCTTACAATTTAGGCAATAGTGCTTATGCTTCTAACCCTTCATGGTATGTGGACGGAGATAACAAGAACGGGGAAAGTGATAAGGCCGGCAAACAATTCTTTGATACCGATAAAGATTTTCGCCCTGCCGAGTTTATGCACTTCTGTAGTCAGATGCTTGTAAAGGAACCCAAGGAAAAAGGCAATGCGCCTTGCATGATAATATTTTGCGAGTTTGAAGACCAGTTCCGGTATATTGAACTGGGTAAAAGATATGGGCTGAATAATTACATCAATCTTGTATTCAGAAAGAACTTTTCAGCGCAAGTCTTGAAAGCCAATATGAAGATAGTCGGCAATTGTGAATATGGATTGTTGCTTTACCGCGATAAACTTCCAAAGTTTAACAACGATGGTCGGATGATCTTCAATTGCTTTGATTGGGTGTTGGACAATGAAACTCCGAAGGTTCATAGCACGCAAAAACCGGTTCCTTTGCTTCGTAGACTGATAGAGATATTCACTGACAAAGGTGATGTCGTTATTGATCCATGTGCCGGAAGCGGTTCTACCTTATTAGCTGCTGCCCAGTTGGGACGCAGGGCATACGGATTTGAGATTAAAAAAAAGTTCTTTGCTGATGCGAATAAATTTGTGTTATCACGTATCCAGCAATCGCTATTTGTGTAATTTAAATAAAAAAGAAATGAAGAATATAGAAAAAAGCCGTACAAGTTTAAAACAAGTACGGCAGTCCAAAAGATTGCAACCATTGCGAGTACTACAATGGTTAAATGTCAAGGAAGTTAGCGTCAAAAAGCGAAATTAATCCGCATTTAGGGCATCTAACGGCAATAACAGGCCATGAATTAACTGGTGAATTGAGATCAATCACTCTATTGTTAATTACAGGGGATTGTAGTTGAAATTGTGCATTTAGAGGCTCTATGCCGCCATCAAATCCACAGTTAGAGCAAATTCCTTTTCCTTTTAGGTTTTGCTGAAGTTTTAATTTTTGTTCTTCTGTTAATTTCATAACGATAAATTAATATTTAAATGTGACATAACAAAAGTAATAATAATATGGGCACGTTCTCCATTTTTGACGATAAAGTTTTAAATGTGACGATTTATACTTCTCTTGGAAATCGTGCCCTTTTATCAATATAAAATAGAAATGAATTTAAACGAATTAAGAGATAAGTCCTACAAAAACGCTTGTGAGCACGGATTTCACGATCAGGAGTTGAGCAATGAACATTGTCTTTGCCTAGTAATATCGGAGCTAATGGAGGCTGTGGAAGCGGATAGGAAATGTAAAGTCTTCAAAGGTGTAGTTGCATTTGAACGTGAATTTAATCGTTATCCTGCATTGGTAGAAGAAAGCAGGCGTTTTAAATGTGCATTTGAAAAGTGCGTCAAAGATACAGTCCCGGATGAACTTGCTGATGCCGTTATCCGCCTGCTTGATTTATATGGACTTCTAGGAATTGACTTAGACGAGTATGCATTCGACGAGGAAACAATATCAGAATATTCTGCGACCTACTGTAATAAATCATTTACAGAATCAATATTCCATATCATAAAGTTTATTACTTCAAATAATGAAGTCTTTATACGCTCGTGTGTCGTACCAGAAATGCTTCTGCTTGAAATCTTTGGAGTTGCTAAATATCTTAGTATTGACCTTATGTGGCACATCGAGCAGAAAATGAAGTATAACGAACTCCGTGAAAAAATGCACGGGAAGAAATATTAATCTAATAAACCATAATATGAAACAAGAATCAAGCGCAATCAATCCGTATAACGGACTGTTTGGACAGCAGGGCTGGATTTGTCCGAAGTGTGGGAGGGTATATTCACCTTTTACCCAAATGTGTTTGTATTGCAAACCCAATAATACAAATACAATTTCTAATACTACCGTCAGTGAAGAAAAATTAAGAGAAAACCGTAAAACAGAGTAATATGAAACAGACATTAGAAGAAGCAGCATACGACTATGCTACTAATAAAACAAAGTTTAGAAAAGAGGTTTTAAAGGAGGTTGATCCAGATAACTATGTTAGTCGGAAATCTGATTGTATGGAAGATTTTCAATGTGGTGCAGAATGGCACGCAAAGCAATCCCCGTGGATAAGCGTGAAAGAACGATTGCCGGAAGAAAAACAACGTGTTTTAGTTGTCCGTAATAATGGGTCAATCTGTGAATCTTGTTGCAATTTAAGAAACAAGAGCTGGCTTATATATGGATTTGGATATGTATATGATGTTGTCGGATGGATGCCTATCCCTTCTTTCGATGAAATACTTGAAGCCAACAGAGATGTACTAGAACGGATTAAAGAGAAAGGAGATTAATATGGAAATAACTAAGGTAACAATTAAAAACAAAAAATGATTTAATCATGACTCGCAATCAATTTATTCATTACTCTTATCGGCATAGCGAAATCATTATCTGGCACCAAAAGCACCCAGAAATAGATATTGAATGTATGTTGATAGGAGTAGACTTTGATCACGAATTATTTCATCTTGTTCCTATTGACTTAGATTATTATGAAGATAGATCGTATTGGCTCCCTTATACATAGTGCGACAAACAGTTTAAGAAGCCTAAGATGAAAATAGTAAGGAGTGATAGAACGATAGTAACAAAGTAGTTAAAACGAATAACAATGAGTATATTATCAGACGAATGGTGTTGCATGAATTGTGTACACCAAGAAGAATGTTTATTGGACGATCCAGAGTTAAACTTATTAGGATATTGTATGCAATACGAAGACGAAGAATGGGGGGAATAACTATGGATTACTTATTAAAAGTGTTATTTTCAATAGCAATAACAATGATATTTGTACAATTAGGACTAACAATAGCAGTTAACTGGGACAAAGAATCTAGGAATAGCCAAAAGCTAAACAATGTTGTAAAAACATTCGGTGCTTTTACATTAGGAGCAATCGGATTGTCCTTTCTTGTGTTAATTCTTAAAGTTATATGGATTGATTAAATTAGCAAATTATGGGATTTACTACACCGTGCTTTATACGCAAAAATACACCGGAGCTTAGGAAGAAGTTGGAAGAGTTGGGGTATAGGCTGTTTGGGGAAGAACTTAACGAAGATTTATGTATTTTCACCTCGCCCGAATGTGGACTATATAATATTGAGTTTTTTAGCAACATTCCACATCCCGAAGAAACCGATAGTATTGATTGCGGAGATAACGAGGAGCTTTTCTTGTCTATCGCTTCACTCAGGGATGATACAGACAAGTATCAATGGTTTATAATGGATGTAGAAATATATGTTTATATTCCTAAAGGTACTTGGTTTCAATCTACAGATCGTAACGGAGGAAGGCATGTTGGAACTCAGATAGAATCACTTTATTGTCACAAGGCTACCGTAGAAGAGCTAATCGAACACTTTAAAGAGAAGGAGGTGAATTATGGATAGCGTACAGACACAGACCATTTCTATCAAGGGAAATGATGATGCTGTGGCATATATTGATTTTTGTGATGGAGATTTGTGTGTCTCTGTTGTGGTAGAGGGCAAGCAGGCAGACTTTCACTTTGAACCTATTACTTTGAAGATGTTTGCCTATGCTTATAAGTTGCATTGTGAAGATTTAATTAAGGAGGAATAACTATGACCGAAGAACTTGTAACGCTTGAAACAGCAAAGTTGCTGAAAGAAAAAGGTTTTATTGGAGATTGTATGGCTTTTTATACAAAAGATGGTTTATTTAGGTGCAATTCTTATATAAATACAAATGTACTAAAATGTCCAGCTCCAACACAATCATTAGCCCAAAAATGGCTACGTGAAACAAAGAACCTGTATATTTCCATCATTAGAAACGCTTGCGGTTATGGCTATGATATATGCAAAGCTGACAATGGCACTCATATAACCGATGGGATATTTAAAGGTTCTAACGATGGCGGCCAGTGGGACACCTATGAAGAAGCATTGGAAGTTGGAATACAGGAAGCATTAAAACTTATACAATCATGAAGAAAATAATTTTCAATGATGAATTTGGCTTAACCCAAGCCGTATTGGAAGGTCGAAAGACTATGACGAGAATAATTATAGAAATTGATGAATGTGTTAGATTCCCTATTATTTGTTTTCGTCCACTTGAAAATTGGGAGAAGAAAGTGGTTAATCCTAATTATGTGTTTAACGGACATGTTTATGCAGTATATAATGAATTGGATTTATTATGTCATTTTGTTAAACCAAGATACGAGATTGGTGAAGTTGTTACCATTGCGCAAAGCTATATGGATGTTGACCGATTTCATAGAAAAGGGAAAAATGCAGCTTACTTAGAATACTTGGATTCTATATTGCCTGAACTGAAATTACATCCCGGTTGGACTAATAAAATGTTTGTGAAAGCCGACCTAATGCCCCACCACATTGAAATTACCGGAATCAAGGTTGAACGCCTACAAGATATATCCGATGAAGATTGCTTGAAAGAGGGGATATATGAAGATTCGGGTGATGATAAGTTTCCACCATCCATATTTTATGAATTTGAGGGAAACAAAGACGATGGATTTGATACTCCACGTGAAGCCTTTGCTGTCCTGATAGATAAAGTTTCCGGCAAAGGCACATGGGAAAGTAACCCGTTTGTATTTGCTTACGAGTTTGTTTTAGTTGACTAAGGGAGGAATAGCCATGAACAGAGGAAGAAACAAATCCATTTGCCGAGAAAGACTATTGAAATTGCAAGAAAATGACATCAATAAACTTATAATAAGTGAAATTGCTGATTTGGCTTACTGTAACGGATATAATACCGTACTCGATGCTGCGGAAAAGGTTTTAAGTAACGAGGATTATTTTAAAATTGTGAAGCAATTGGAAAAGGAGGAATAATATGAAAGACTATCAATTTGAAGAGATAACGTTTTGGTTGTCATTTATATGTTGCCTGATATCTTATCACTTGAACATATCATGGTTGACAGATATTCTTGTAATTGTAACGTCATTCAATCTATTCTGGTCAATAATTGCTGCTTGGCAATATTTGAGAAAGAAAAAAAATCAAAGTGAACAGAATAAATAGTCGGAAGGAGATATGAAATGAAGAATAAGATCATAGCGGGTGTTATAGCTACGCTATTTTTACCTGCGATTTTTGCTATACGTTGGTCTGTTGAACAGTTCTTGTTAGCTAGAATTGTATTTGGATTTATACTAATAGTACTTATAATTGTGTTAATGTACAAGTTTTCCAAACTTTTACTTGACGAATGGTCTGAAAAATGTAAAAAATCATGAGAAAAACTGAAAGGATAATTAGAAATAAGAATACATGCATCCCGGAGAAATACAAGAAGATTGACGCAACGGAAACGGATATACTAAATAGATTGCAGAGATGCGCAAAGAAATGGATGAAAAATAAGGGTTAAACGCATAGGCTACTATTGTTTTGGTGTGTGTTGGTTGTATTGTAAGCAAAAGTTAAATCTTTGATTATGAGTGTTTTATACTTAAAATAATTGTGTAAATATTTGGCTAACTCACTGATAATGAGTATCTTTACAATACTAAAAGAAACCAATATTACTAACAATTAAAAGACAAGAGCAATGAAAGCAACAAAGTACACAAATTCGAAAGGTTTATCTAAAGGAGCATTTATTTATTCAATCAAGAAGAATGGCGAAAGATACGCCCAACCTACATTCTACACTTTTATCGGTTTAGAAAAGAGTGCAGAAGACATTCTCAAAAGACTAGAAACATATAATCCTAACTGCAAATTCGAAATAGCATAACGATTTAATATATAAGAGCAATGAACACATATTACAAATTTGCGCCAAACGTATTTTTGGCAAGGTGCGAAGAAAAGCACAAGAGAGGTGAAGTAATTCTAGTTACCACCAAGTATGGCAAAGAAAACGAAAACATAGTTTTCAATCTGATTTTCGAGAAATACGGTTTTTACTATTACTCTATCGTTCGGGCTGACGGTTTCAATGTTCAGGAATGGGCGAAGCAAAGAGCGGAACGCAGACGTGAATGGGCTGTATCCGCAGAACGCAAGAGTACTGAATTTTATAACAAGTCAAATAAGGATGCTGATTTCCTTTCTCTCGGTGAGCCTATCAAAGTAGGACATCATAGCGAAAAGCGGCACCGAAAAGCGATTGATGATGCCTGGAATAATATGGGCAAAAGTGTTGAGTTCAGCGACAAAGCTGCCGAACATGAAAGAGTAGCCAAGTATTGGGAAAAACGTGCTGAAACGATCAATCTTTCAATGCCTGAAAGTATCGACTTCTACGAGCATAAGCTGGAACAAGCTAAAGAATACCATGAAGGTGTAAAGTCCGGCAAATACCCACGTGAACATGCGTACACTCTCACTTATGCCAAGAAAGCCGTAAATGAGGCACAGAAAAATTATGAACTTGCATTAAAGTTATGGGGAGACGAACTATGAATATATCACTATTAAGTCTTACTGACAAACAGGAATATGCCGTAAGGAATATCCTGCAATCATTAGATAATGCAAAAGTTTTCTGCTCGTATCTTGATAAGAATGATTTGAGAAAAGAGCTGGAGGATATGATTGAACGATTCATTAAACAAACCGAAAAGAAAATCAATGAAAATTTTTGAATATGGTACAGTTGATATTAGAAAATAGACTTATAGGTAATTCGGGCTGGATTGTTGAGTATTTCGATGTGCAAGGTTCAAAGTACATCAATACCGTAAAGATAAGAGGAGACAAGGATTACCAAATAGGAGATATATTCAACGGAATAGAGTATGGACGACATGATGGACTAAGTAGCTACCAACGCAAACACGGCATTGAGTATGACGGAATAAGTTTCCAATCCTCCATTGAAAAAGCAGAGGTTGAAATACTCTTGAATTTTCATTTGATAGACGAACTCAAAAAACGCTTCAAACCATGTTTCGTTTACCAAGAAGAATGGATGAACGAAGATGACTACGATGAAGCTGTTCGTGATAAAGCAAAGGAAATTTATGTTGATATTATAACTAATCTTTCTGAGGAATTGCATAAGGACTTTGAAGAGATAGATGAATCGGTGTCAGTCAATGAATACGATGATATTATATGTAGTTTTAGTAGTCAAATCATAAATTATACAGCATGAAAACGAAAGTAACTAAAGATGGTTTTATATGGCTTGTTGTACCAAGTGACGACGCAATGGAAATGTGGAAATCAAAGACAGCCGAATTGTATATACTCCACAATGATGACAGCGAAACAATGGTTGAAACCGATTTACAAGTGCAACGTGCCACATTCAGCGGAGAGCAGATTGGCATCGAAGTAGGATTCATCAAAGACTTGCTTCCTGTTTGCCCCAAATGTGGCAAAAGGCTTGTTCCAAGTGACAATCCTGAATATGTTTGGCAGTGTTATGAATGCGATGAGGATTTTTATTCATTTGAAGTGTGTAATGGAGACCAAAACCAATAAAGCGATTTCACTACTCCAGTGCGGTGATTTTAAAGCCGCACTGACTATTTTCTCCACTTTCCGCATGGGGTTTACCAAAGAAGAGCAAAGAACCTTGAAAATAGCAAGCGAAAGCCTTTCCGGTAATTCCTCGTTCTATCGCCAACTTGGAATTGACACCGACAAAGAGATTGAGAAAAGTAAGTCTATTATTACATCGAAGTACTTGAAAATGAAATAGTTAAACAAAGTTTAAGCTATGTATATTTTTGATTTAACTTATTGGTAATCAATATATTATTTGTATCTTTACATATCAAAAATAACAAATTAATCAATAAGAGCAATGACAACAAATAATCTTACTCCCGCAAGCAAAGCAGAACTTAAATCTGCGATAACATTTGATGGACACCGTTACAATTATTTCGAGGGAGATATTCGTAATGGAAGCAGATATGCTCGCATATATTACATCTTTACCCCGAATAGAATTCAAATTCAAATTACCTATTGGCAAGATGGTAAAGAACGTGCTGTTGAACCCGCTTCTTATTGTTCAACTCCGGCAGGCGTAACCAATAAGGTTGCGAAGTTCCTCAATTTGAAATGATATAATATGAGTAAGATAGAGCAAATGACATCAGACCTGAATCAGATATTGTATTCTGATATATATCAGTTCGAGATTGATACCGAAGATTTTGTTTTTGGATTCAAGAGCACCATAAGAAAGCGTACCAAAAATCTTGCGAAAGCTTTGAAGTTGGAGCAAAAGGTAACAAAAGACTGTGGACGTTTCCTGTCCGATATGGTTAGAATCGTATCTGTAAGAATATACAAGAACGGTGAGTTGAAAAAAGAACTTCATGCTAAAGAAATAACAGCATCATATAATGGATAAAATATAGAGCAATGAAAACATTGAAAAAATTAACAAGCAAAGAAAGCTTTGCCATCCTTAGAGAAATCGAAAGCAAGAAATGTCCTAATGGCCTTAAGTATTCAGAGTGGAGAGAGGAAAGAGATAGATTGCAGACGGAAGCCATCAGAAATTTAGTTCCCGAAGTCGGGCTAGGTTGTACCGTATGTTACTATTCTGACAGGCGAGCAGCTACTGTAACCAAAGTTATTTCTCCCTGTAAGATTGAAGTTACATTTAACCAAACGGAGTGTATTGATTACTATGCTGGTGATTATAGGATTTTACCAGAACTTGAAGGTGGTGCAAAGGTATTTACTAAAAGGAGAAATGGCCGTTGGGTGGCAGAAGGGCAAGCATACAAGGACGGTGTTTTGCTTATGCTTCATTATCAAAGTCATTATATTGATCCACATTTTTAGCATTAAAAGCAATGAAAGCAAATAAAATCGTGTTTCTATACCAACCTTGTATGTGAATCAATGGAAACCCCTAATTACAAAGACCCGGGAACAAACGATCTGAGGGAATATGCTAGAATAGTTAGATTTTCATATGAAACAAAAATTTTCCCGTATTTTGAATTTACCCCTGCTGGTTCAATTGAATGGACTAAGCATGCAGATATGCTTAGTAAAGAACAAAGAGACAGCATAGAAAAATGTTCCCAACGATTGCGGGAAGAGGACAAAGAGAGGATTGATTATTTCACCAAATTAAAAATCAAATAATTATAATAATGAGCAATGAAAACAACAGTAAAAGTGTATTTGAAAGACGAGCAAGGTAACGAAGACTGCTTCGTTACCCCTATCAACTTATCAGAACAAGAAGCCCATAGATACTATCTCGGTAATATCTTTAACATGGGACGAGAAACAGATCACATGATGAAATGTTACAAAGTTGAGACAATAAAATCATCAAATTAGGTAATTTTATGACTAAAAGTGACGCTTTTTATGTCATATTTTGTATCTTTACACCATAAAAATAAAAAAAAAGAGCAATGAAAATTTACACAAGTTATTTCGGTAATAGCCGAAAATTGAAAGAAGCAGGAGTTAAAATTATTTGCGTAGCTATTGGAAGGCCAAGATTTATTAGTGGAGTACCACAAATGGTTAATGTGGCTCCAACAAGGTATATGATAAGTGCTGCATGTTCTCATGATGAGTATCTTATACTTTATGATGAGATTCTTGCAAATCAAGATGCTTATAAGGTGATCGAACAAATAGAATCGTTAAGTGAAGGTAAAGATGTCGCTCTCTGCTGTTACGAAAAACCGGGTGATTTTTGCCATCGTCATATTTTGGCAAAATGGCTTACTGAAAATACTGGCATTAAAATAACGGAGTTTGGGGTAGTTGAGAAGAAAGAGCCTAAGTACGAACAAGCTAGTTTGTTTTAAAGATATGTGTGAGGCTTTTTATGGTTATGGATACACACGTCAATTGAAAACGGAAACCATTGACAGCTTGGAATAGACAAGCATTTGCGGAAATAGCTCATCGGTAGAGCGTTGGTGTTCCAGCCAAAGAGTGGGGTTCGATTCCCTGTTTCCGCTCTAATGCCGTTCAAGTCGGCTCGGTGATTGAGATTATGGTAATTGCATATGGTTCAACTCCATGTATTTAGCCGGTAGCTGCAAATCTGACAGCGTGGAAAGACACGCAAATTTGGTGGTATGTCGGAATGGTAAACGATACATTGCGGTAGATAGTACTGAATAGGACGCTGAGGAAGCTAACAACAGCTCAGTCGCTAAACCTATCATTGCAGGTTCAAGTCCTGCTACCACCACGTAGGGATAAAATGATCATAGGGCGCTAAGATTAAATGAACGGAAATTCTAAGTGTACATAAGAATGGATGTCATCAAGACCGGTGCTGTTAGTAACAGGTTGAGTAGTTTAAGAATCGTAGGATAACCAATCTACGGACGAAAGCGAGAAAGCAGACGATACTTGTGTAGGTTCGACTCCTACTTATCCCTCAACCCTTATAGTAGAGATAAGCAAAAGCAAGAACATTAAAGCTTATGCAATTTACGGGGTGATGGAAATTGCCATCTGACACGACTGAAAGAAGCCGAATAGATTGCATAAGTGTTCTTGCAAGTAGCTTGCAGAATGATTGAATTTTGTGTTAAGCCTGCCGGGAAAACGCTCGGCAGGCATTTAACGCAAAATGTATATGAAGTTATATACAACCTAAATATATGGACGAAAAAGGACTAATAAGAGCATGTGAAAACTCCAGCTGCGGTTGGAAGTGTTGTTCGTTCGGATCGGACGGACATATTGTAATTCTCCCCCATGAACTTGACGGGTATGAAAAAGAAATCTCCCATTTACAGATTATAGATGATGATTACTTTGGCGGTAAAAAGGTAAAATGTATCGCTAAAGACTGTAAATCATGTGATAATGGCTACAAACCTATCATGTGTAGAACTTATCCTTTGTGGGTAAAGTCGGTAAAGAAAGGTCTTGTTTTCCGTAGCGGTAAATGTCCGTTGAAAAATGAGCAACTTACTAAGCATAAGGAATTTGTATTAGACATTTTCGACAATTACAGAAAAGCATTATTGCCTAAAGTCGATATAGACACATTTCTTTCTAAAGCATGGATTGACCGTTACGAGCCATTGTTTCCCACACAAAAAGGTAGTATAGAATACAATATGCAAGTGAAAGCTTTATCTATGTCTGACATTACTACCATAGAAGAAATGGAGCAAAAGTTGCTCTCTGTTCCTGACATGTGTTTCGCTTCGGAACCGGAAGATATAGTCAAGTGCTTGCAATCTGGTTGCAGTTACGGATTATTGATAAATGATAAGCTAGTTGCTTATTCGCTTGCATATTTCACTGAATACGGTACTGCCTACGTAGATAAATGTTTCGTTCGTTCAGATTATAGGGGGAATAGCTTTCAGTACATTTTACTCAATGCAAATCTTGCAAAATTGGTTTCAAACGGTGCACAAGAGGTATTTGCCATGACCTCACCCAGAAATGAAGCAAGTATCAAGAGTTTTACCAATGCCGGGTTCTCGTTCAAACGTGATACCAAATACAAAGGGATTGAACGTTTAATCTTAAAGTGGGAGCTATGAAAGTTATTGTCTATACCAAGAATATAATAGAGAACATTGAAAAGGCGCAATCGTTTGTTAATGTTCCCATTTCATTAATGTTTAAGGACTTCTATGAAGATATTCATGAGCATATAGCGGATAAAATAAGAAATAAGATTTTCGGGTTACATTTGAAAGATAGCGTATGTTATTCTATTGGGAAAGCGACAAAAGATAATATAGGTGCAGTAGTAACATCATTTGCTGATGCTTGGAAATATCTCACTATTAATGGAGAGGATTGCCAAGGAATACACAACTACTACATTCCAATTGACGCTTACGATAACAGAGAAGGTTTAAGCATTTATGAAGCAAGCAAACTAGCTAACGAAATAAGGATGCTTTCAGATGCTCATATATACGGTATGATTACTTCCGGTTGCCTCAATGACAAATACCCGCCAATGTCGCGATTATACGACATCTGGGACAACCTAAAAGGATATATTGAATCCATCAGTTTAGGAGGAAGTTTTTGGCTCGGACAGTATGACAAACTTCCAAACTTCATAAGTGATGTAAGAATAGGAGAATATATGCTGTTTGGCACTATTCCATATTGCAATGATGAAGAGAAAAAAGGCTTTAATGGGATAGAACTACAAACAAGAATAATAGGCATCTATCCAGAGCGTAATCAACTCATTCTCGATTGCGGTTATTCAATGGCAGACATGGCTAAATGCAAAATTCCCTATTATACCAATTTGAAGTATGTAGATAGCTCCAGCGAATATACAATAATGCAATATGACCATGTTTCGGATTATCACATTGGTGATGTGGTTCGTTTTGTCCCTGATTATAAATCATTAGTCAAGTTGAGATATGCAGAACACGAATATAGATAAACCATGGATTGACTATATAGCCAATCGCACATTTGGCATGGAGTTGGAGTTTGCCGATGGTGACAAACAGCGTATTCTTCTTCCAACCGGTTACAAGTGGACGGATAACAAGCTAACTATGATGAATAACTCGGACGGTTCGGCAGTTACACATCATGGTCAGTTTGGCGGTGAAATAAACACTCGACCATATCATTATTGTGTAAAAGATTTACAAGAATTGAAAGATTTCATTCAGATAATGAAAGATGCAGGGAGTTATCTTATGTGGAATGAAGGCTTTGATGCACATCTATACATAAAAGATATGGACTTGAATGTTATCAAGCGTATGTTTGTTCTCTCTTATTATACTGCATATCCTATCAAACGGATATTTGACATTGCCGAGTGGTGGGAAACAAAATATCTTGTACCTAGTCCACCTTGGGATGTTGTAAAACGAGTTCTTGAAGCGGATAATATTGAAAATTTACTGAAAGTTTTTAGTAATGGGTCGGATAGAGGACATATCCGGTACTGGCTCAACTTATGTTCTATTGAAAAGATAGGAACAGCAGAGTTTCGTATATTCAACAGTTCATGGGACTTTAATAAAGTACTAGAGACAATCAAGTTCATGTACTCATTTGTAGAGTATGCCTACCTGCATGAAGATATGGAAGAATATAAGCAACTCACTACTATTGACAAATGTCTTAAAGCATTCCATATAGATTATTCCAAGGTTCCCCAAAGACATAAACCGTTACTTTGGGCGGCAGAACACTCGGACAATGTTACGATAGTAGGGTCCATGTTCAAGAAAACTAATCGTATGCTTTCCTTCATCAAGAAAGAAGCGGCCAAATTTGATATTGCTCATGTAGTAAACTCATACTATATGGATATAGAGCAAGTACTTACCAACCGCGAGATTAAGGTGTATACAAAGGAGTATTTTATCTACCTGATGTATAAGGCAATCAAGGGAGAGATAAAAGAACTGCGTTTTAATGATGAATATGAGTTTCTGAATATCAAGTCTGAAAGTCCAGCTGAAATTATTGCCACTATCCATCTGTTCAATGCCATCAAGAAGCATAAGAACTCACAAGATATTTACCATAAGTCTCTTTATGACGATTTTATGGCTAAATTGGATCATTACCATAAGAAGTATACGGAACGTTACCAAAAGCTCGTAGACAGCCTTAAAAGTAAGTCTATTGAAGTGTTTTATTGTTCTGATATATCAGATGCAATTCTTAACTGCAAAGAGAATGACATATTGATCTATCAGAATGAATTCCATTCCGGCATTAAAGCCACAAGCAACGCATTACAGCGTTTCTTATTGGATGATTTTGGATCTCAAGAACGAACTAAAACGAAATATGCAGAAATAGATGAAGAACAAGTTAATTACATGGCTCTCTCGCAGCATGGATTTATGGGTAGAAGAGAGGTATTCAAAGACCAACGCACATATATTTGGTCTAATGTGGTAGAAAGTGGAGACAGTAGTTTTAACAAGCGGACTATTATCCCTCTAAAATATAAACGACTTCCAGACGATTACGTACTTACAAATAATAGCAAACTCCGGTTTGTCCGTGCTTCTATGGCAGAAATTGATTATCTGCGCATGATTTACTTGAAGAAAGGCATCATACTCGGATCAGCTCCGTTCTGTTATTTGTGGTTCTTGGATGATTACGTATTCGGAGCTTGTATGTTTGACTTCTTGAAGGTCAGCAAATACGGCATGGATGCAGTTTGGATGAAATCGGATTTTGTCATAGACCACCCTCTGCCTAAGTTGAGCCGATTGCTAATAATCGGTGTTCTTTCATCAGAATTTAAATCAGAACTGGATATAAGATATAAACATCAATGTGGTGTCATTGCTACTTCCGTGTTCACCGATAAACCTGTAAGTATGAAATATCGTGGCGTATTCAAATTACATGAACGTTGTGTTGGCAAGCTCCATTACATACAAGATGCAGGCATTCGTGGCAACTTAGATGATATTTTAAAAGATTTTGTGAAAAAATACGGTGATGATCCGAGAAAGGAATAATATATGGGAAAATTCAAGATAGCGGAAGTGCAATTATCTGACATTAAGCTGGTCAAGAAAAATGCTCATTTTATGCAGCAGGACACGTTTAATGCCTTAGTGAATAACATTCGTAGAGATGGTCAATTATCGTCTGTGCCGTTCTGTGTAAAGCATTCGGATGGCTCTTATACGGTGGTGAGTGGTAATCACCGAACACAAGCGGCAAAAATGGCTGGGCTTACTTCCATTCATGTTATGTACATAGATGAAGAGGAGACTACAAACGATTGGTTGCTGGCAACACAACTGTCACATAACAGTATAGTTGGGCAGGACGATGCGGAGATTTTGAAGCAATTGCTTGATGAAATAACAGATGTCGCACTGAAAGAGTATGCTCATATCAGCAATGAAGTTTTGGAAAGTGTGAAGGACATTAACTATACGGTTGAAATGCCGAATAACGAAATTGTTCCGGTGACTCTTATGTTTGTAGACACACAGAAAGTGTCGTTTGACAAACTAATGGAAACGTTAGATTGCTATTCAGAAAAAGAGATTGGTAATCTTACCCTATTGGACATGGAAACAATGTATCGATTAAATGAAGTATCCGCAAAAGTTCAGGCGAAATACAAAATCAAAGCACAGGCTTTGAGTATATGCAAAATGTTGGAAATTGTGAATAATGTATTGGAGGGAAGTAAAGATGGCACAGAAGTACAGGCTTAATACAAGGCAAAAGAAAGCTAAGTTTTTAAAAGCATTGGAAGCAAGGATGCTGAATGTTACCGCAGCTTGTGAAGCTGTAGAAATCTCACGCTCCATTGCTTATAAATGGAAATCGAATGATCCAGATTTTGCCGAAAAATGGAAAGAAGTAGAAGAAAGTTTCTATGATAAGCTAGAAACGACAATGTTTGCTAAAGCTTTGACGGAACAAGATAACACCATGCTTATTTGGTTAAGTAAGACTAAAATGAAGCATCGCGGCTACGTTGAAAAAGTAGAGCAAGATTTGAATATTAATCCATTTGAGAAATTAATGCAAGAATTGCCAGACGATGAAGAATGAGCAAAGATGACAAGTCTATAAGATACATGAAAGCATGGCGGGAGGATTGGTGCAAATTCGCTCATGATGTTCTTCATTCAAGGTTAGACAAAGAGCAACAAGCCATTCTTCAATCCGTTCAGCATAATCCAATGACTGCTGTAGCGTCAGGTACGGCAAGGGGAAAGGATTATATTGCGGCTTGTGCATCTATGTGTTTTATGTATCTTACTCCACGTTGGAAAGAGGGTAAGTTAGTTAAGAATACTAAGATTGCCATGACAGCTCCTACAGCCCGTCAGGTTCAAAATATCATGATACCTGAAATATCCCGCTTATTTAGAAATGCAGGGTTCTTGCCCGGACGCTTATTGTCTTCCGGCATTAAAACTGATTACGAAGAGTGGTTTCTAACTGGGTTTAAAGCTGGTGACGACAATACAGAAGCATGGTCTGGTTTCCATGCTGTAAATACCATGTTTGTTGTTACTGAAGCTTCCGGTATATCAGAAGCGACTTACAACGCTATTGAGGGTAACTTACAGGGTAATTCTCGCTTTCTCATAGTGTTCAATCCTAATGTTACTACTGGTTACGCAGCTCGTGCCATGAAGTCTGACCGTTTTGCGAAATTTAGGCTTAGCTCTCTAAATGCAGAAAATGTAGTAAAGAAGCAAATAGTAATACCCGGTCAAGTGGATTATGAATGGGTTAAGGACAAGGTTATAAATTGGTGCTCCCCCATTCAACAAACTGACTTCAATGAGGGAGAAGGAGATTTTAATTGGGAAGGTAAGCTATACCGACCTAACGATTTGTTTCGCGTCAAGGTACTTGGTATGTTCCCGAAAGTATCTGAAGATGTTCTTATTCCTTATGAATGGATAGAGATAGCAAATAGGAATTGGCAGGAATTACAGGCAAGTGGTTTCATTCCAGCCAAATCTTGTAAGCTAGGTGTTGATGTTGCCGGTATGGGACGCGACAATAGTGTCCTTTGTCCGAGATACGGGAATTATGTTCCACAATTTGATGTTCATCAATCTGCTGGACGTGCGGATCACATGCATGTAGTAGGTATGACAATACCATATTTAAAGAAGAAGGGAGCAAAAGCATTTATTGATACGATAGGAGAGGGGGCAGGTGTCTATTCTCGTTTGTTGGAGGAAGAATTCACGAATGCTTTTTCATGCAAATATTCGGAAGGGACAGATGGATTGCATGATATTACCGGAGAGTACGAATTTGCCAACATGCGTGCATATCTGTATTGGGCTTTACGTGATTGGCTCAATCCTAAAAATGGTTTTGGTGCAGCTTTGCCACCGTGCGACCAGTTGATGGAAGAAGCGACTGAAACCAAGTGGAAATTCCTTAGTAATGGAAAGGTTATTATTGAACCTAAGGAAGATGTCAAAAAACGTATTAAGCGTTCTCCTGACTATATGGACGCATTAGCGAATACGTTTTATCCTAGAGATTATAGTTTTATTAGTGATGAAGAGTTGCTCAAAGATTTTTTGTAGTTGTGTTTCTTTTAGTACCTTTGCCTTTGAAAACACTTCTAATTTGTGTTTTCATTGCTCTTATGTGCACTGGCTTGTGAAAGTCGGTGCATTTCTGTTTATAGCAAAAGTTAAATCTTTGATTATGAGTGTTTTATACTTAAAATAATTGTGTAAATATTTGGCTAACTCACTGATAATGAGTATCTTTACAATACTAAAAGAAACCAATATTACTAACAATTAAAAGACAAGAGCAATGAAAGCAACAGCAATCCAACAGAGAATAATAGAAAAATTCATCATGTCAGAGTTTGCACAAGGTAACTTAGATACCAAAGAACAAGTTAGCTGTATGCTTATCCTGATTCGAAAGAAGCTGAATATGTCAGTAGAGCAAGCAAGTGACTTTATGAGAAAAGCAATTGGTATTAATGCTTAAATACATACGATTATGAATACAAAAGAAATAGAAATAGGCTTGAGATATAGAGTGTCTGGTGATTTGGCTAATGGGCGCTATGCAGACGGTACGCCACGCATATCACACGATGATGTAGTAAGAGTAATAAAGCGAATTACAGATACACACGTGATTTTAGAATGTGGGCGTATGTTCATCATTAACGACAATCTTAAAATTGAGAAGTTCTAAGTTTAATCCGGTAGCCTTCGGGCTACCATAATACACACGATTATGAAAGCAGATTTAGTTTTAGTTATCAGTCCCGAAGCTCCATTGATGAAGCAACTGGGCAAAGTGTTGGGTAAGATGGCAACCCCTTATGACTTCTCTACTATAGAGAGGGGTGAAAAGTACATCACCATACAGCACGATGAAACTGGGCTTGTAGTGGCTTATACGAGTGAAGAAAGATTGAACGTAAAAATGAATTAAGAATGAAGAATGTATTAGAATCTTTGAAAGAAAGTGTCAAGAGTGGCAAAATCACAATCAGAGAGGCAGCTATAAAGCTGCATAAAGCAGGGTGGACGAGTTTTGTAGACGTGGATAAAACGAAACAATTACTTGAATTATGAACTCAATAAACGAAAACGGTTGCAGTGTATGTCAACCCGGTAAAGAGAATTACACTACCTACAACACCATGTTGAGAGGTAAGAGAGTGAAAATGTATCAGTACGATTACCGCACTGAAAGTGGTGAACTCTTTGCTTGTTGTGCGCCTACCTTAGAGGCGTGTAGAGAAAAAAAGGATAAATGGCTGCAAAGGTATGTATAATTGAAATTTACAAAATAATATTCAATAAAGTGGCTATTTTATAGCCACTTTTATTATATTTGCACCAAGTAAAAACGAATATTAAGTAATATTCTACTCAAATGGACGAAATCACCTCTATCTTAGACAGTACGCGGCCCGTTGATAACATAATCAACGATTTGAAAGAAAAGTCTGTAACAGTCCCCTCATGGGATAAACTTCTCAAAGACTACGAACCAACAGAACATGAGATAGTATCTGACACAGTTACTCGTAAAGACAAGATTCGATCTAATGGAGATATAGAAAAAGCTTCCCGTATCTACATTGGGCTTGAAAAACTTCTCACCAAACGAATGACTGAATTCATGTTTGCTATCCCTGTTAAACGTGTATATCACAATATAGAAGACAATGAAACCCGCCAAAGTATTGCGAAAGCGATTGAAGCGATATATAAGTATTCCCGTATTGACAGTGAAAATATTAAGCGAGGAAATGCTTACTTTGCTTCATGCGAAGTGTTTACCATTTGGTACACAGTTGAGAGTTTCAACACTCTATACGGCTTTAAAAGTAAGTATAAGCTAAAATGTAAGACCTACTCACCAATGGACGGTGTTAGGTTATATCCTTTACTTGATGAGCTTGGCGATATGATTGCAATGTCTTTTGAATACACAAAAAAGGTCAAAAATGTAGAAGTTACGTATTTTGAGACATACACGGCAAATATTCATTATAAATGGGAACAACAGGGAAACGGCTGGGAATTAGTTAAATCAGAACCAGTCGTTATTCTGAAAATACCTGGAGTATACGTTTATCGTCCTGTTCCCATTTATCACGGTCTTTCCTATATCAGAAAAGAAATCGAATACACCCTTTCACGCAATAGCGATGTCATTGCATATAACTCCGCTCCAATCCTAAAAATAGCTGGCGGCATAAAAGGTGGAGAAGATAAAGGAGAAAGCCGTAGAGTTTATCGCGTAGAACAAAACGGGGATGTGTCCTATGTTTCATGGGCACAATCTATCGAAGCGTTAAAATATCATGTCGATACCCTTATTAAGTTATTTTGGTCACAATCACAAATGCCGGATATTTCTTTTGAAAACATGAAGTCTCTTGGAAATATCGGATTTGACGCAAGGCAGACTTTACTTACTGACGCTCATTTAAAGGTTGGAGATGAAAGTGGTGCATGGATAGAAGCATTTGAACGTGAATGTAGCGTAATCAAAGCTTTCCTAAAAATGATGAATGTCTCTTGGAAAGACGAAGTAGATAATGTTGAGGTTGAGCACATCATAACTCCGTTTATTCAAAATGACGAAAAGTCAGAAATAGAAAAGTGGGTTACGGCAAGTGGTGGAAAAGCAGTTGTCAGCCAATTAGAAGCCATCAAGAACTTAGGTATCTCTACTGATCCACAAGATACTCTTTCCCAAATTCAAAAAGAAGATGCAGAGGCTTCCAAAAGCAGGATAAGCAATATTTTCGAACAATCGGAATAATAATCAAAATATAATCATTATGGCAAAAATAGATGTATTAGAATTTAGTAAAGAAAAACAAGGTTATTCCTGTGAATTTACTTCTGTTGGGAAATGTGTAATACAGATAGATAGAGAAATGAATGGGACACTTAGCCTATTTGCAAAATTGGAGGGTATGGATTATGCACTGTTGTATCAATACCCTTCTGCTCAATTTAATGATAATGTGATTTTTGAGCTTGACGTACAAAAGGGGCTTTCTATCAGGATGCTAAGTTCGGTTGGTGTCATGAGTGCAAAGATGGCTTATGAAGAGGAAGATGTTTGATTTGTAAATAAATACACTATCATGAAAAAGTATATTGGAACAAAACAGATTGAAGCTGAACCTATGACAATGGGCGAAGCGTATGAGAAAGGCTTGCTGCAAGCAGGCAGAGTACCAAACGAAAGAGAGAAAGGTAACGCCGGTTATCATGTTAAGTATAAAGACGGTTATGAAAGCTGGTCGCCAGCAGAACCGTTTGAGAAAGCATACAAGTGCGCTGATTCGTTTCTTGACCGCTTGCATATTGAAATGCGAGATTTGTATACAAGAATGGATAACCTCGCTCCGTTTATTGAATCTGGCAAGATAGACGAGGTTGTAAGAGATAAATATCAGAACCATTTGCTCCGTTTGCAACACAGAATTATGAGCCGATATATAAATGTGTTGGAATGTCGTATTGGTAGGCTTGACGGCTCTCCCGAAGCTCCTCTGCACCAAATGACATTTGGAGACGCAATAGAAATCCTAAAACAAGGTGGGGCTATCCGTAGAAACGGCTGGAACGGCAAAGGCCTGACGGTATTCAAGCAAGTGCCTGCACATATTGAAAGCGATACCATTCCCAAGATGCAATCGCTTCCTCAATCAGCAAAAGCCCTTATTCTGAAAGGAAAAGGTTTTATTTACTATACAAGTCAGTGCCTTATCTATAACGAGAATACGGGACGTGCTGATTCGTGGGTACCATCCATCAGTGATGTGTTTGCAGAAGACTGGGAAATTGTACAATAGCCTATCTGCCAAGCTGTAGAAAAGGTTAAAGCAGCGTAAGCAGATGTTTACGCTGCTGGCTTAAAACTTAAAATCATGAAAACAAAAATATCAAACTGGCTTATTAGATTAGCAGAAAAAATCAATCCACAAGAAAGATTGAGTAGTATTGAACGAGTTGATAACTACGAAGCAAAGAAGCTTGGTATCTGCCTTGCCCGAACTAAAAAAGAAATCAAGGATTATCGGAAAAAGAAGAAACTTGATGAAGGTTGGTCTAATCGAAAATCAGATGAAATGTTCATCAAAGAAGTAAAGGATGAAGTTCGCCAATCAATTGTAAGTTCGATCAACCAGAGGGGACTAATAGAATACTCCGTTGAAAAAGTTGGTGATGAACTTCATGTTACTGGTGAAATCAAAGTATATATAAAAAAAGAAAAGTAGACTTATGAGCAAACACACAAGAGTAGTCACAGTGTAATACGTAGTACAGGATTGTCCTATCTGTGGTAAGATTATAGTAAAACACCACCTTTACCCTACCGACTACAAGGATAATAAAAAGCAAATGAAATAATGGCAAAACCAAAGATTCCAAATCAGAAAAAAAAGTACCAAGAACTCAACGGGAGATTAAACGGATATGTATCCCTCGTTGAGCAAATATACGACACCCTGAATTTGGAAGCTGCCAAAGCTGTTTCACGTACTAAATATTCCCCTGATAGCGATAAGCCGTTTAAATGGTCTGACTATCCTCAAACGAAGAAACAGATAGATGACATACAGGCTCAATTTGTTGATGACATTCATGCCGCTATCTATCGTGGCACATCTGAAGAATGGAAGAACAGTAATGAAGCACAGGATTTAATAGCCAACAAAGTATTAAGAGCTTATAACGCCCAAGTTGACAAAGAGAAATATAAAGTTTTGTATCAAACAAATTCAGATGCTTTGAAAGCATTCCAGAACCGAAAAGATAAAGGATTAAATATATCTGCAAAACTTTGGCAACAATCTATGATCTACAAAGAAGAACTGGAGGCCGCGATCTCATGCGCTATTCAAAAAGGAACCAGTGCTGTTACGTTGAGTAAGCAAATAAGTAAGTATCTTCTTGATTTCCCATTACTGCAAAAAGATTACAAAGACAGATATGGCAGTGCTGAACATATACAAGATTGTGAATATCGTTCCATACGTCTAGCCCGTTCAGAAATAAACATGGCTTATAGAACAGCTGAAAACGAAAGATGGAAACAAATGGATTTCGTAGTCGGATATGAAATAAAACTAAGTTCTTCTCATCATAGCCGTATGCCACATGGAGACATTTGTGATACACTTGCCGGTAAATATCCTAAAGACTTCACATGGACAGGATGGCATCCGAATGATTTATGTTATAAAGTTCCTATCCTCAAAACAGAAGAAGAATTCTGGGAATGGGATGGGCGGAGCGATGTTTCTACAGAAAGCGTGAATGAGGTCAAGGATGTACCGGACACTTTCAAACAGTGGGTGGGAGCAAATGCTTACCGTATAGAAAAATCTAAGAAAAGAGGGACGCTACCATATTTCATTAGGGATAATCAAAAACGAATTGACAGTATACTTGATTATACACCAACTTCGACATTTACAGTTTATAAGATTGCGGGTATGGAGCAGCTTTCAGTCCTTGACGGAAGTAATTACGAGCTTACTAAGGCTGTATCTGATGTGGAATCTAATATACGGAAAAATAAAGGCCATGAGACAGGTGTATTGTTCAATAAGGATGGTAATATTGTGATTGATAAGAGGGGAGGAAGTCGTAGCGTTCAATTCACAAAACATGAATGTCTCTTAATGAATGATGGAATATTTACCCACAATCATCCGGGTGCATGGGGATATGCGGAAAACGATATTATGCGTATAGGAAATTCTTTCAGCATACAAGATATAGCATTGGCTGTTGAAAATAATCTTGCAGAAATGAGAGCCGTAACCCCTAATTATACCTTTTCAATGAAAAGACCTGAAGGAGGCTGGGGAATAAGCGTAGAGGAATTAATGAAGTTATATAATGATGAAAATCGAAATCTGCGGTTAGAATTTACAAGAAGGATAAACAAAGACACACTTACAATATCACAGGCAAGTGCAACTCATTTTCATATATTATGGAAGAGGTTATCAAAAAAATTGGGATTTGATTATTCTAAAATGAAGACTAAATAGCTATATTTGCATTATGGTTAAGAGATTATATAAAAACGGTGACAATTATTCATGTACCGATGACAGGCATGAAATATTAAATCTGTATGCTTCACAATGTGCATACTGCAAACATTTTCATGCAGATGACTATTATTGTTCTGCTTACCCTGATGGTATTCCTGACGAATTGCTTAGAGGCACACAGAAACACAATTCACCCATTAAAGGACAGGTAGGTGACACTGTGTATGAACTGGATAAAAAATGGGAGCATTCAGACAATGGAAGATAAACTTATGGAATATGGGAAATACTAATTCACTATTAGAAAAAGCTCTTCAAATCGCCGTCAAAGCCCATAGCGGACAAATCGATAAAGCTGGATCAGCCTACATCTTCCATCCTATCCGTGTCTCAAACAGATGTTCTACTGATGACGAAAGGATTGTTGCTTTGCTGCACGATACAATAGAAGATACCGAAGTTACCACTGAATATTTACTTATGGAAGGGTTTCCTCGTAATATAGTAGATGCTATACTTTCTGTCACTCGCAACGAGGATGAAAGCTATGACGATTTCATAAAACGTTCTAGACTTAATCCTATAGGAAGACAAGTAAAACTACATGATTTAGAAGACAACATGGATATAACACGTTTGAATGAACTTACAGAAAAGGATATTTACAGATTAAACAAATACATAAAAGCATATAAATATCTTAAAGAATAATCGCTGATGTACAATTACATTCAGTTTCACGGCACGAAGTACAAGATTACTCTCGTGCCGTGCGTTTATTATGATAGTTTAACATTGAAAGTGACGTTTTAAACGCCACTTTTGCTACCTTTGTGTCAGATGCGTATGAAGACGTGCGCCACAGAACTTGTCGTAAAAACTCATTGCTCTATTGTTTGGTAAAGTTCTAAGCGAATAGTCTGCTGGTATACGTGCTTCGCAGACTATTTTAGTAACCAAAACATTGTACAATGGACAGAAAACAACAAGTGTTTCTAAAATTGAAACCGAAAGTGAAGGCATTCGGGTTCAATAAAAAGGAACTGATGAGTGTCGCTGCCAAGATTGCCGACAATCTAACTTCCACAGATGATGCCTCTGATGAGGATGTAAACGCAGAAATTGATACAGCTATTGATGCGGTTCTCCCCTACCTACAAGTCAGCCAGTCTTTTGCAAATCGAGTAATCGAAGAAAACCGCAAAAAGAATGACGACGACGATGAAACCGATGACGATGATGACGATGAACCATCAAATCCCACTAATCGCCAGCCGGGTTTAAACAAAAAGAATCCCAAAAACAGAGGAAAGAATGATGCTGCTCCAGAGTGGGCTAGAGGTTTGGTTCAAACAGTACAAACACTGAATGACGAAATCGCAGCATTGAAAGGTGAAAAAGTTGTCACTACACGTAGAGAAAAACTTGAATCCTTATTGAAAGACGCTGGTACATTCGGAGCTCGCACATTAAAATCCTTCAATAAAATGAAGTTTGAAAATGATGAAGAATTTGAAGAATTCTATTCCGAAGTTGAGGAAGATTTGAAATCTTACAACCAAGAACGTGCCGATGCAGGGCTTTCTAGTTTAGGTAATCCTCCAGGTCCAGGTAGTAAGAAGCAAGAAAAAAATGAAGTATTAACAGACGAAGAGGTCATAGCAATAGCTAAAGGCCTTTAATCAAAAACAAATTAAAAATGGGCGCAAAAGCTGATTTAGTCAACGAACAAGAAACAATCTTAACCGGAATGGATTCGATTGTTATTCGTAACTATTTGGGCGGAATTATGAATGGCCGGACGCTAGATACGACTGGATTTAAACAGTCTGTAATCAAAGCCGGACATATCGTTATCCGCGATACAGAGAATGATACTTATAAGCCGATGCCTGTTAATTCAGCAGGTACAGCCTACGAATCATTGCCAGGTAATCATGAATATGTTGGCGTTGTTGTTTGTTCCAAACCCGCCGACAAACCATTTGTAGGCATTATGTATGCTGGCGAAGTTAATGATGTGGCGAGTCCTTATCCTGTTGACAGCATCAAGGCTGCATTAAAGACGGCATTACCACAATTAACTTTTCTACACGATTAAAAGGAGGTGAAAGATGAATGAATCATTGTTTATTGAATTTGTAAGAAGAATATGGCCTAAATTAAGCCTGTATGTGAAAGAAAAGATCAATGATACAAACAAAACATTGACCTATCTTCACAAAACTATGCTTACTAAAGTGTACTCCCCTGATCAAAAATGGGAAGGAACATCCGCCAACACCACATATGTAGCTGCTGATATGGTTGCTATGGATTCTCCGCTTTCACCCAAAAAGCGAGATTCTATTGCACGGTCAAACGGAGTATTGCCTAAGATTGGAATTAAAAAGATTCTAAGAGAGACTCAAATTAATGCTATCAACATCATGAAAGCGCATTTATCTAATGCCACTACGGAAGAAGCACAAAAATCTCTTAAAAACAGAATTTTCTCTCGTTTAACAGATGACGGAACCTCATGTTCTGTTGGTATTGACGAAAGAAATGAAGCAAATTTCCTTACAGGATTATCCGATGGTGTCATCATTGTTGAGGGTGACGATGATAAAAATACTGGTATAGGTCTTCGTGTTGATTATGGTTATTTGCCAGAACATAGTTTTGGTGTTGTTACTACTGGGGAAGTTACAGGAGATGATATTGAAAGAGTTATAAGCAAAGCTAACGATGACGGCAACAGTATTTCAGTCATTATGCTGGCTTTATCTACATACAACAAAATGCGTCAATCTCAATGGGCTAAAGAACTAGCCGCAAATTATCGAGGTCAAACCTTTGATAATGAGACTAAGCTGCCTGTACCTACTTCTACATTATTTGATGAAGCGTTCTCTGACCAATATAATGGTATTTCATTCTTGAAGATTGATCGTTCAGTAACTTATGAAAAGAATGGCAAAAGGGTATCTTATAAGCCGTGGAATGCGAATAAACTGATATTCCTCCCTTCTGCTGATAATGTAGGTTCTTTTGTATGGGGAACTTTGGCTGAAGCAACTAATCCCGTTAATGGAGTGGAATATACTACTATTGACGAATATAAGTTGATCAGCCGTTACTCTAAGACAGATCCGTTACAGGAATTTACAAATGGACAGGCTATCTGCTTACCGGTTATCGAAAACGTAGATCAAATCTATTCTTTGGATATATTGGAAGCCCAAACAGTAGACACAACAGAAGAAGGGAAAGATACTTCTGATGTTAAGATTACAATTTGGGGAGCAACTTACAAAAAGCCGGAGTTTGTGACGGAATATAACAAGATTGCAGGCAAGAACCTTACTTCCACCGTTTCCGATGATAAGCTAATCGCAGCAGTCAACAGATTGAGTGACGCAGACGAAGAAGCATTGAAAAAGGCGGTTGAATCTCATAAAGCATCGTAAACCATGAAGACAATTCAGCAAGCCCTCATAGACGAAATACATTATCCGATCCCTATCGGTTTTGTAGAGAATGTTATGATTAAACGTAATCTCAATGGTGATGATGAGTTTAATTACGACATAGCTCATTCTAGCGAATATCAGGGAGCTCTAGCTGATTGTCTTTGGTCTTTGGTTCAAGCTATCAATTTCTCTGAAGCTGACAAGTCTTTTGGGGCTTTGTCTGACAAAGATAAAGAACGAATACTTTTACGCGTAAACTACATCTACAATACTATTGGTGAGCCTTCAGTAGAACTGGAAGCAAAACCAATAGTATATGTGGGTGATTGCTTGTTGTAGTATGGCAGTAGCAAATAGAAATCCACATCGTTTACAATACCTAGTTGCTGTACCTGGCTACGAAGATGAAAATGGCAATTATCATGCCGGTTCGTCTGAATGGAAAGGCTCGATTCCTTGTGATGCTGTACCTTCTGGAAAGGCAGAAGAAAGGAAATTTGAGGATGGTGTTGTAAGGAGCTATTCATATACGGTCTGTCTTCCAAGCAATTGTCATACCTTTACTATTGGCGACAGAGTCAAGATAATGCTTCTTGGAGGAATTGAAAGAGAATTTGAGGTAAAAGGTTTTCATCGATACCAACTTCAGTGTAAAATTTGGGTTTAGAATATGGGAATAAAATTATCTGGTAAACTAGACGAAATACATAAGGTTTTGATGAAAGAAGCGGAACGCGTAGAAATACTTACAATACGTGCTTTAGCTTATCTCGGAGAGCAATGTGTACGAAGAATCCGAGATCGTTCCGGAGAAAAGAGCTGGTTTGACCAGTCCGGTAATCTTAGAAGTTCCGTTGGATATATTATTTCCCATAATGGCAACATTGTTTCAAGCTACGGTTTTGATAGTAGTATGGGAAAAGCAGCTCATGCAAAACAAGTTGAATATGTTACTAAAGAGGGCAAAAAAGTTTCATTTACAGCACGTGTCAAAGCAGGAGGCCAGGAAGGCGCAAAAGCTGGTAAAGACCTTGCTGAAGAACTCATAAAAAGGTATTCAAATGATTATGTACTTGTCATTGTCGCCGGAATGAATTACGCTGAATATGTAGAAGCGATGGATAATAAGGATGTACTTGCATCGACGGAATTATGGGCGACAGACAAAATTCCGCAAATGCTTGAAAAGTTAAAAAGACAGATTGCTAAATAATGAAATCAGACATTGAAATACAAAAGTTTGTCTATCACAAAATTAAAGGTACTGACCTTGAACGGAATGTTACCGGTAAATTGAGTGACAGAGGAAGGCCTAACAAATCAGATAAAGAGGATATAGTTATATCTATACTTGCTAATGAGGGGTGCGGGCAGATTCAAAGAGCTTATGTAAATGTCAATGTGTATGTAAGTGATCAATGGAATTCAGAAACAAAATCATGGGAAATAGATACTGAACGTATAAGTGAATTGTGTGAACTATGCAAGTTTCTTGTTTCCATACGCAAGGATGAGTATCATACGGTACCTTCAAAATGTAGTCAGAATACTAATCCTACAAATGTTTCCTTCGAAAATGGGCATACCGAACATTTCATCAATAACAAACTGTATATTGAGATAAATAACGAATAAGTATTAACTATATTAAGTGATATAGAACTATGGCAGTAATCGGATGGGGAAAACCCCGGATTTTCGTAAAAGACTTGGATGCTTCCTCTCCTAAGTGGGAAGAACTTCCTACACCAGTGGAAAATTCCACACAGTTGACAACAACAAAAGGCGATAAGCAAGAAGCCAAAATTGAAGGCGGAGAAAACGAAGATGTCAAATATGGCAAAAACACCTATGCTCTTGTACTCAACATACGTGCAGCAAAGGGGCGCAAAAGACCTATAAGCGATAGTGATGGCGTAGTCACTCACAATTATGCTATTGCGTTACAACCGGAAGATCCTGAAGTTCCTGGATTTTGTATGGAAAAGACAACTGTATCAGTTGAAGACACATTTACTAGTGCAGATGGTGGTATGTGGGCATATACATTTGACGCTTTAAAATCTGCTGCTGATAAGAATCAAGTCCAATGGGGTAAAATTATTGTTACTCCTACAACTGGATCTCCTATTACAAAAATTGAATGCGATCCGGATAACGAAGAAGGTGATGGAGATAAGTTTGAAGTCGCCCCTAATTCAATGGTATAATTTCTAATAAAGTAAAAAGGCTCAGTGCATCAGCTTTATAGATGCACATTTGCGGATTAAGCACACATAGACGTGCGTCGTTCTACCTGATCGAAGGGAGTGGTGCAGTTCCATTAGTCCGCTCTAATGAATTTGATTTGTTGTCATGTTTTGAATTGGCTATCTGTGAAGATAGCCAATTCGTTTTAAAATAATCAAATATGGTTGAAGATAAGAAAATAATAGAAATGAATATTGCGGATACCATAATGGAAAGGCCATACGGTTTTCGGGTTAATAAACGGCATTTTTATTTATATCCAATAACGCTAGGTAAGACATATCTGCTATCAAGACTTATAGAAAGCCTTGATATGAATACTGATATTATTAAATCAAACCCATATATGGAGGCATTAAGATTATGCCAAGAAAAAAAAGATATTGTTTGCCGACTACTATCTTATCACACGCTCAACAAGAAAGAAGAACTTTTTAATAATAGAATTGTAAATGGCAGATGTCAGTTCTTGAGGAAAAATCTTTCAAATGAAGAAATGGCTCAACTTCTTGTTATGGTTATTACTAAAGATAATACGGATGATTTTATCAAATATTTCGGGATTGATCGGGAACGTAAAGAGCTCGCTAAAGTTTCAATGATAAAAAACAAGAAAGGCAATTCTATCACTTTTGGCGGTAAAAGCGTATTTGGTTCTTTGATATTACCGGCATGTGAAAAACTCAATATGACTCCACAGCAGATTGTATGGGAAATTAGTTTTTCACTCCTTCAAATGTTGATGGCAGATTCTATTACTTCCGTATATCTTACTGATGAAGAAAAGAAAGAAGCCCGTATTTCTGATGATAGGACATTTGTCAATGCGGACGATCCGAAAAATATGGCAAAAATTAAGGCTATGAAATGGGACTAAATACGACAAATAGAATAATATTGGAAATTGGGAATAAAAAAATCACGAGGGTTATACAAAAAATCTCGTGATTTTTCGGTGAAATAGAACAATCTACTGTAAATACAGCTCCCCGTTTATCTTAAAAATTTTTCCGTCGAGAATTTCAAATACGTATGTTTCTCTGACCATAGCTCCAAAACTATTTTTAGCGCCCATGTCTACTGTGAACTCGACTTTTATACTTTCGTGTTCATAGGTTTCACTGTATACTACTAATGATGAAGGGTCTTTAAGCGTTTTCTCAAAATAAGCTTTATATGCCTTTCTTCCCTTTGATACATATTTATCCTCACAAGAAGACATACATACCAACACTATAACTAAAGCAGTAAATAGAAGCATCTTTATGCAAAAAATATCTCTTTTCATTCTCTCATTGCTATTTTAAGTGATTCTTCAAGTCTATCCGCATATTTGAATATATCATCTATGCTATCAATTTGAATCCAGTCGCAGTTTTTATAGTTATCTACTGGTATTCCTATTTGCTTCTTTCTAGCTCCAATAGAAATACGACATATCCAATACCATTGACTGTTGTCTAAACTTATAACGAAATAAGTCTTATAGTCTTTATATGTAATCCGTGAAGCATCTACACTACGCCTAAGTATGCTTCTCACAATATTATAAGCGTCCATTTCTTCTTGCGTAGTGACAATCCCTGTTTCCTTGTCCATATAAACTACTCCGTCAGGTAGTTTGCTGTCTGCATTTTCTTTGGAGGAATTAGGTAAATTACTAGAAGGATTAGTAATGTCTTCGACCTGGTTCTCATTTTTCATTGCTGTATTAAGCCTTTCAGCTATAATATCATTTATTACCATAGACATTGACTTTTTCACAAGTGGGTTGAACATTTCAACTACCTTTTGTGTTATTTGCCCGGTTGTGTATATTTGTTTTGCAAAGAATCTAATAAAATCAGATGTAGGTGATTGAAGTTCATTGTTGAAAATTTCCTTTATCTCTGTTGTGTATTTTAATTCATTGGCGGTTCCTAATACATTTTCTTCGTTGTAATATGACTTGTGGAACTTTTTGAGCTGTTCTATGTCTGAATCAGATAAGTCTAACATATTTATTAACAGAAATGGTTTAGTATCCATTATATTGGGTTTCTCCAAGTCTGTATAAAACTTATAGACAATACCGTTTGTCAAAACTCCAAAACGTGCGTTCGATGCAACGAAATACTTTTGTAATTGGGTATCATGCAAATTCAAATCCTGTTTGCAATGTTTACACTCAATAAGAAGAATCGGAACATCTTCTCTCATAATAGCATAATCAATCTTTTCTCCTTTCTTTCTTATAAGATCACAATCCATTTCAGGGATTACCTCGAATGGATTGAATACATCATACCCCAAAGCTGCTATCATTGGCATTATGAAAGCATTTTTAGTTGCTTCTTCTGTTGCTATCCTATCCTTTTGCTTTTTTATATTATCGGATAGCTGCATAATTTTGTCTTTAAAATCCATTGCTCTAAGTTGTGTATTTACATATATGTACAAATATACTTTATACATCAATACAAACAAAATTAAATATAAAGAAATAAACTTTTAAGGATGTTTTAAATGTAAAAGTGGCATTAAGAACGTCATTTTTTGTATATTTGCAATGCCGTGTGATGTTGCACGGAACTATTTCTATCGAAAAGACTTATGGCTGGATTACACTTCGATATAACTGGTGACAACTCCAATTTTATACGTAAACTTCATGAGTGTGAAAATGGAGTAAGAAATACTTCCAAACAAATAGAACAAAGCGGGCTAGGCATTGAAGATTTGTTTAATCGTATGACTAAAGCTGCTGCCGCTTTAGGAGCTGGATTTACAGCAAAGGAATTAATTACAAATATCGCAAGGGTTCGTGGTGAGTTCCAACAGTTGGAGGTCGCATTTAAAACAATGCTTGGTAGTGAAGATAAAGCGAATGCACTTATGCAACAGCTAGTAAAGACAGCCGCTACTACACCATTTGATTTACAGGGAGTCGCTAATGGAGCTAAGCAACTTCTTGCTTATGGAGAAAATGTTGAAAACATAAACGATGTTTTGATACGTTTAGGAAATATTGCGGCTGGTTTGTCTCAACCTCTTGGAGACATTGTTTATCTCTATGGTACTACCATGACGCAGGGGCGTTTATATACACAAGATCTTAATCAGTTCACAGGACGTGGTATTCCTATGATTCGGGAACTGGCGAAACAGTTCGGTGTTGCAGAAAATGAAGTTAAATCCCTTGTTGAAGCTGGTAAGGTTGGTTTCCCGGAAGTTCAGAAGGTTATAGAGAATATGACTAATGAGGGTGGTAAATTCTATAACTTGATGGAAATGCAATCTACGACATTGTCCGGTCAAATTTCTAATTTGGGTGATGCTTGGGATTCTATGTTGAATTCTATTGGAGAAGATACGCAGGGAATTGCATCTATGACAATATCGACTGTAACATCTATTATTGAAAACTATAAAGAGGTTGGAGCAATCATTGCATCTTTAGTAGCTACCTATGGGACATACAAAGCGGCTATAGTTGTGGTTAATATGTTAGAACGGGCTAATATAATGATTTTACGACAAGCAGTAGTTGAAAAGAAATTAGCTGCTGCTGCAAATATTGTATTGTCTAATTCTATGGCTATTGCTGCCGCAAGAGGTAAGATATTTGCAACAGTTCAAAAGAATATCATCTCAACATTTAAGGGCGCGGGTAAGGCATTGGCTAATCCGTATGTCTTATTCGCCGCTGCTGTTGGAACTGCGACTTATGGGTTATATAAGTTCTATACACGTGAGACGGAAGTCGAGAAAATGCAGAAACGGTATAATGAGACAAAAGAAGCTGCCGTCAGACGTGAAGAACAGCATAAAACAAAGGTCGAAGAATTGATAGCCTCCATAGAGGATGAAACTAAGGCTGAAATGGAGAGAGTGGGGGCTATTGATATTCTAAAGAAAATGTATCCTAGCATTATTGAAAAGTATATTGATGAAGAGGGACATCTTAAAAAATTGATAGCTCTGAAAAAAGAATTATCAGAAACGGATGCAACAAGAAAAGCCGAAGAGAACAAAACGGAATTGCGAAGCTATGACGAGCGCATAAAGAATCAGAAAGAGTATATTGAACGGATGCGTACTAATGACCAGTCGGCTGTTGATGATGAAATAGCGAAACTGAAAAGATTAGAGGAGGAAAGGGAAGTTTCACGTCAAAAGGTAGCATCTGACTATATCAATAAATTGATTGCAGATTCTAAGTCAAAATCAGATGAAGAACTAAAAAATACAATTGATACTTATAAAAAAATACTATCTGAAAATGTACAAGGTGAATGGTTTAGTGGTAGTAAAGATTTTAAGGTTGGTGAAATAAAGCAATTTGTTTCAGCTTTAGAAGATTTACAAAAAGCCCGTTTAAATGCCGTTCAGAATAAGGAGTATTGGGAGAACAAAAAAAAACAAGCAGAGGATGCTCGTGATGCTTTAGATGTTTCTAAAAAGAATTCAGAAGAATGGAATAAATACACTAAACAAATACAAGAAGCACAAAAACAAATAGATAAGTATTCAGATTCTAAAACAAATAAATCTCTTTCTAATTCTCAAAAAGAAGCAGATAAACGTAAGAAAGAACAAGAAAGGCTCAATGAGGAACTTCTTGCTATCCGCCGTCAAAACCAACAAGCTGAAATCGACCTTATGCAAGAAGGTACGGAAAGGAAGTTGAAACAAATCGATTTGGATTACCAGAAGGAAATAGATGCCATTAAGAAACAGAAAGCTAGTTGGGAGTCGTCTCAAAGCGGAAGATTGACAGATGAGCAAACTAATCAACTGGGAATATGGGCTTCTAATGCTGCAAGAAATAGAGAAAAAGGTATAACAAGTACTAATAATGAAAGATTAGAGGCTGATAAAAAAGCATGGCAGGAATATTTCATCCAATTTGGTAATTATCAAGAGAAACGGAAGAATCTTATTCAGAAGTATGATGATGAAATAGCTAAATTGGAAGAACATAGTGCTGAAAGAGCTACTAAAATTGCTGAGAAGAATCAAGCAATAGCTCAGCTGGACGAACAGTTCGGGAAATCTACTCATGTCATGGCTGATTTGTTTGAAGATGCAAGTGAAAAGAGTGTATCATCTATTCAAGATATTATTGATAAGTATGAATTGTTAATCAAGTATATGTCTGGAACGGATGAGTCAGTATCTCTTATCAATTTAAAATCTGTAGGTTTCACAGACAAGGATATCGCAAATCTTGAGAATGGGACAATCAATATCAAGGATATAACGGATGCCATAAAAAGGCTAAAAGAAGAAGTTAAAGGTAAATCCCCTTGGTTATCCTTTTTCTCGGATATGAAAAAAGGAATCGATGATATAAAGAATGCTAATGGTGATACAAGGAAGCTCGGCCAGGGCATATCAACTATAGGGGGAGCTATAACAGAGTTTTCTCCTGCTATCAAACAGTTTGGGAGTGATATATCTTCCATATTTGGAGAAGATTTGAACGATGAAATAAATAACGTTATTGACGGTCTTTCCGGTCTTGGGCAAACGGCAGTAGGAGTAGGACAAATAATGTCTGGAGATATTGCCGGAGGTATCATGAGTGCTGTAAGTGGAGTCTCTCAACTTGTCAATGCAATGGGTAATTTGTTCGGTCCGGACGGTACCGCTTATTATGAAGGAGTAAAAGAACAGCTTGAAGCAATAAATGAGGTCTATGATCGTATTATTGACAAAAGCAAGGAAGATATAGTTTTCGGTGGTGGATTTGCATCTGTTCAAGCAGCTACACGAGCCATGGATAATTACGAGAAGAAAGTAATCAATCTCCAAAAGATTGCCGCAGCTTCAGGGCGTGCCGGTGCAAGTTGGAAGTCTCATAGTGCGGAATGGCATTCTAACAAAAATGTTGGTGCAATAGGTGGTTTTGAGCAGATGAGCGACATCCTAGGTAAATCAATAAGCTCCATGACAGACTTGTATAGTTTGTCAGGAGATGAATTGTTCCTTATTCAGTCCCAAATGCCGGAAGCATGGAGCTTGATTGATGCCAGAATCCGTGAAAATTTGGATAGCATCGTAGCCTGTAAAGATGAAGCGAATGAACTGAGGGATGCTCTTAATCAAGCCATGACAGGGGTTGATTTTGATTCCTTCTACAATGGGTTTATTGATCAGTTATCCGATATGGATACTTCTTTTGAAGATATGTGTGATAACTTTGAGGGATATTTACGTAAGTCAATCATGGCGGGGCTAGTTGCTAGCCAGTATCAAGACCGTATAAATGCTCTTTATGAACAATGGAGTGATGCTGCCCAAAGCGATAAGAAAATAACAGAAGAAGAAGCAAATGCATTGAAAAATCAATATCAGCAGATTGTCAATGATATGATGCGTGACCGTGAAGAAATGGCTAAGTCTTTCGGTTGGGATGCTTCTGTTACTTCTCAGGAATCGTCAAAGAAAGTATCCGCATCGGTCACCCAAGATTCTATAGATGAGGTGTCCGGTCGCTTCACTGCTCTTCAGATCGCCGGTGAAGAAATCAAGAATCAAATGATATCTGCTGTAGTTGGCATTAATTCCCTTATTGGAATCTCATCATCTGGTAATGAAATCCTAAATAACATTTTAAATCAACACGTTATTTCCAACAACTACTTAGATGATATTGCAAAATATACTAAGTTGTTGAATGATATAAAAACAGATATTTCGGAGATTAGGGCCAATACCAAAGGTTTATCAACACGTTAATATTGAATCTTATAAAAATATAGAAATATGCCCAAAGGTGAACTTTTTATAAACAACAAAGATGCCTATGATAGCTGGGGAATCAGCATGGATACGTCTTCTCTATCAGCATTGATGACTCCCTCACCTAATAAGGAGTTCATAGAGAATAAGTCAAGATTAGAACATGGGAAACGTATAATAACTTCTAATCCTAAAATAGATGAACGGAATCTTATTTTGACTATTCATCTCACGGCTAAAGATGAAGATGAATTTTTCGAGAAATACAACAATTTCTGTAAAGAACTCGCTACCGGTATATTGAATATTAGAACAAAGTACCAACCTGATATTATGTATCGTACAGAATATCTTTCATGTAATCAGTTCACTCAGTTTATGAGAGGTATAGCTAAATTTTCACTTAAATTGGTTGAATATAATCCCTCACCGGAAAATCGTACTATTTAACAATAAAAGTGGCACTTTTTATGTCGCTTTTATTATCTTTGCAACAAACATCGTATGAAGGTATACGAAACTTATGATAGACATCAAAGACATATCCGGCAACATTCGCTTTTCGACTCCTATCAATGAGGGTTCGAAAAGACACTTCCTTTTGATGCAGGAAGATTATGTAACTCTAAAGTTTTCCCTTGCCAGTCCTATCTATTTCAAGTTAGGGGACTACATAGACAATGAGCTGGGAATATTTGAAGTAGTAGACCTGTATAAACCTACCTATAATACCACTACCGGAGGCTATGACTACGAACTCCGCCTTGACGCTTATTACTGGAAATGGAAGAACAAGAAATTTTTCTACACACCTGAAACAACCGGCCGTGAGGCTGGGTGGAATCTCACAGCCACTTTAGATGTTCACCTGAATATATTTCTTGATAACTTGAAATATCTTGGCTATAAATTCAGGGATAAGGACTTCATTTGGGAAATTGATGATACGGTAGAAAATTCCGCTAAATTAGTCACGTATGACAATGTAAATCTAATAGATGCGCTCACACAAATGGCGGAAGCGTGGGGATGTGAATGGTGGATAGAGAATCATAAGATTTGTTTCGGGCGTTGTGAATACAGTTCCCCTGTTGATTTCAAAGCTGGTGACTTGACGGACACAGAGAATGTGAATGTCAATAATATGATACGCAGCGATAGTCAGACAACTTATGCTACCCGTATCTACGCTTTCGGTTCTACACGAAACATCCCTGCTACTTACCGGAAAGATTTGATATTTGATGTTAAGAAGGTTAATGGGAGAGATATATCCGATACTTCAAGACCGTTAAACATAAGGTTCTTTCCTTCCGTTTCTCATGCTGGAATATCTCCTATCAACATGAATATATTTGAAGAGGGCGAAATGGTGGGAGCACAGGAAGAATATAAGGTTATGACGGATGTATTTACTTCTTCCATGCCTGCTAGTGAGTACCATATCTCATTCAATTCAATGTTACTATACTTTAGCACCCGATTCACGTCAAATATTGAAAATTTTAAGGCTAAATTATCATTAGTCTATTATGTAGGAGATGTGGAGAAAGTACTGGATATTCAGGAGAAAGCTTTCAATGATTCAGTTTCAAGTTTTACTATTAGTTTTAGTGACACTGATTTCTTTCTTCCTGAAAAGGCTAATAATTGTAAGTTTTTGTTTACATTTAGCTTTTCTCTGAATCATCCAGAGAAAACGGTAGTATATACAATTGGAAGGAGTGGAGAAAATAATGTTAAGCTTGAATGTTTGTCCGCATCGGCGGACACTTCTGTAACTTTCCTGTCCGGAGCAAATTCAGGGAGGACTTTTTCAGCCGTTTATAATCCTGACTTGCTAACAGGTGAGGACGCCAATGTCATACGTCTGCCGGAAGGGGTAACAGCTTCTATGGGTAACCAATATATTATCAACAATATCATTAAGGGTAAAATTCCTGATAACTATTTCAGTAAAGATGATAAAGAACTTACTCTGAACGGTGTCGTTCAAAAGCGTCTTATGTTACCAAAAGATGTTCCTTATATAGATGCTTATAGGTATAGTCCAACAGGCGAACGTATCTATATCGGAGATTCGCGTTATGATAATCCGAATAATGTCGAAATGCCGGAAGAAGAAGCTATTGAAGAAATAGTTAAATTAGAAGATGAATATCCTAAATATATCGGTTCCGTATCCAGTATCACCAGTGATGAAAAGGAGGAGGAAGACAGTGACGGCAATAAGACAGGAAACAAGTACCTTATTTACACATTTAAGGACAATGGACTAAAAAACTTTACGAAAGATTTTGTGTTGAATGGTCAAGAACCCCATTTAATTTTCCAGACAGGTAAACTAGCCGGCCTTGATTTTGTTATCTCTCTAAAAGAGAGCGGTAATAGCGGAACTACATTCGAGATAACACGAAATGATGATTATGGCCGGTATCTTCCGGATGATATTCTTTATCCTGTTGTATCTGACACTTATATCCTTTACGGATTTGATACAGCGTTTATTTCAGAGCAGATGTTACCAGAAGCGGAACAGAATCTACTCAAAAAGGCAAAGGAATACGTAAAGAAATCCATGATTGACCCGTCTACCTACGATTGCGAGATGAACGCTGATTTCATCTACAATGAGGGCAATATTCGTACATACGAAGTTGGGGCTAAAGTCAACCTGATAAATAAGGCTTATTTCCCGGAAGGACGACAATCCCGTATCATAGGTTTTGAATGGCCGCTGGATATTCCTTACGGCCACCCGATCTATACAGTCGGTGAAACAGCTCCATATTCGCGTATAGGTGAGATAGAGAGTAAACTGGAGTCACTCACATATAAAGGGCAAACCTATTCAGGCTCTGCATCCGGAGGAGGTGGAACAAGCGTGTATGTGATTGGAGAAAATGACAATACTCTTCCTTCTGATAAAAATGTATTCTCCGCAAAGAGAGTTCTTCAGGAAATAATTAGTTATTCTATTAGTAAAACAAAGAATGACAGAGCTTTAGGATTAATATCATTTTTGAAAGGCATTATAGTGAAGGAAGGTATTATAACAGATGATGTTACTGCAACAGAGGTGTCTGCCAATATCCTAGAGGTATTTGACAAACTTACAGCCAATAATGCAGCAATTGCAGGAAATATATCTTCTCTAGATTATGCCGAGAACCTCCTAGGCTGGCTGATTACTCCCGAAGGCCATATTGACGCAAAGTCTTTGCGGCTGCGTGATTTCTTGGAAGTACCGGAGTTGCGGTATAACCGTGTGTCTATTGTCTCCGGTGAAGAATGGAATGCTCCCGGCGGTGGTATCATTGAATCAGTGGATGTAGCGAACAAGACCGTTCATTTAAAGCTGGAACCCGGGGAGGTATCACAAGTAGAGATTGATGATATCTGTAAGGGAGTATTCAATAACGATACCGGTTTCCAGACTGCGTATTTTCGGATTACAGAAAAGATAGACAACGTTTCTTTTAAATACGTCCTCCGTAGTGGATATACTTTTAATCCTTGTAAGGCGATGCATTTTGTCGCATACGGTAATTTCACTAACGATGAGCGCCAAAAGTCATGTTACTCTACACAGAATTACATCCGCTTCCTTAAGGGTGTTAATAACTGGGAAATAACGAAGGAAATGATAGCCATGCAGTTAGGCGATTTATCTAACCTGAAGCTATTTGGCATTGATATGTCCGGTCATAGCGCATATCTCAATAGAGTCTATATGACCGGAACTATCAGGCAGATATCCAGTGACGGTGTGACTGAGGTTCCCGTTCCGGCATTCAAGGGTGAATGGAAGTCTGGTACGTATTGGTACTACGATGAAGTGACTCATAACGGCAGTACATGGATATGTATTGAGTCTACTACTACGCAGGAACCGTCAGATTCTTCTACGGACTGGTTGAAGTATACTTCCAAAGGAGAAAAGGGAGATACAGGCCTACCCGGTGCAATGCTCCGCCCGCGTGGAGTATGGGCACCAAATACTGAGTATTATCATAATGATGCATTTATAGATACTGTAATCTATAACGGCCAGAACAAACTCTGTAAGATTACTCATACATCTACTTCTTCTTTCGATTCAACGAAGTGGGAAGAATTCAGTGAATTTGTGAACGTAGCTACCAACGTCCTTTTGGCTCAGAACGCAACTATTGATGTATTAGGAACTTCGGGGATATTTGTGGGTAATATGGAGAAGACAGAGGGTTGGTTAATGACTGAAGGCTCTATCAAGCATAATCAGACAGGTGTTGAGTTAACTGCTGACGGAAAAATATCTCTTCCTGAAAGTGGGGGAATGACCGTAGGCGGAAAGACTTTCATAGAAGCCGGGAAGATAAAGACGGAGTTTATTAACGTTGATACTCTTGAAGTGACAAAATTAAAAGGGGCAACGGGTACTTTCAAAGAATTACAAGCTATTGATAATGCAGGCAAGATACAAGGCAAGATTTCTTTTAATACAGAAGGCTCTGGAGATAATGTTTCCTCTTCGTTTAATATTGATTTTTCAAAGACTTGGATTTCTGGGGATTTATACCAACAAGGGTACAATTCTGAGGAAGGTCGCTCATGGAGATTTTACACATCTGACTTGTGGTGCAGAGGGGAGTTCGGGCATAGAGTAATGACTACAATTAAAGTTTTTGCCAATAATGATTGGAATTTTTATGTTCACATCTATGGTTATGGATCAGATAATAATGTAGATAGATATCCTCAATCGGGACAACCTATAGATTGCATTGTTATGGAAGGAAATGGGAATTATGTTTTGCGTATTTGCGATTCTGCAGCATTCAAGAAAGTGACGGTTGTTAATAGCTCTGATTATCCTAAAAGAGTGGTATATAATCAGTCTAATTCTCTAACTTATACTATTGAACCTTGGAAGTTCGTAACATTTGTGACAGCTGATATTGCTAAGACTTCCCCACCATATTACGTTAATAACCTGTTTATTATTAAATAATTGTAACAATGAAAATAGATTTTAGAAAAATTGAACTAGTGGATCTCGAAGGGAATAAGAGTACCATCGATGTATCTAAAACATTTGGAAATGCGATTTTTCAGACTACAGGTGATCTTGGAGAATTTAATCTTGCACAAGATATACACCGGGAAGGAGAAGTTGATATATCGCCTGAACAAGCGGAATCTCTAAAAAAGTATACACAGCTATTTACTCGTGTAATTGATCGAATGGCTGTAAACGAAGCTCTTTCAAAAGTAAATCAATAACTTAAAAAACAGATAAACCTATGATTCTACTAGTATTAATGTCATTCATCCTCATCGCCGGGTATGTCTTTGCGATGATTAAGAAGGGTAAAGAAATCCCTTATTCAATCAGTGATACCTACTACGCCCTGACGCATAAGTTCTGGTTTACTCTTTGCATGGTCGGTTCCGGTGCATTGCTTCTTCCGGCTGCATTTGAAGCAAGTACGGAAAACAGCCAATTTCTTGTATTCCTTTCGGTTGTCGGGATGATTGTATTGGGTGTGTCTCCCAACTTTAAAGGAAGCCAGAAGGTATCACATTGTATCGGTGCCGCCATGTCTTTAATCTTCTCTCAAATATGGGTAGGTTGTAATGCCTGGTATTGGCTCTTCTTATGGGTGGGACTTATTGCATATTTGGCTATTGCGATAAGTGAGAACTGGACGGGTAACTTCATTGTGACTCTTGTCAAAAGGAAGCCTATGTTCTGGATTGAGATAGTTTCGTTGTTAACCGTTTATCTGACTTGCTTGATATGAAGAAGAATACAAAAGAAGATATACAGGTATGGACCGCAGTAGGAATGTTGTTTTCAGGAGTCGGACTATCCGTTGCGGGTTTTGTTGTAGAGCCGTTAGGACAGATTCATGATAGCGTATTATGGTTTTTTGCTCAATGTCTGATATATGCTGGTAGTATATTTGGGATTGGCATCTATGTTAACGGTAAGTTTAACAGCTTAGTTGATAGACTGAACAATAAAGAAACAAAGAATGATGAGCTGGATAAGGGAAAGTAACCGTATGAAACACTTGCTCTACGCTATTCCGGCAGGTGTACTTCTGACGATCTTGTTTGTCGCGGGGCTGGCTGTCGGCATGGAATTTAAAGACCGCGCATACGGGAATAAATGGGATTGGCTTGATATTGCTGCTACATTAATAGGAGGAGTTATTGGTCAGGTGATCCAGGTTGTAGTATTAATATTGATTTTATAGGAGGAAAGATATATGGCAGATGTGAAGGAATTGGCACCGTTCATTTTAAAATGGGAAGGTGGTTTCGTAAATGATCCTGATGATTTAGGAGGAGCTACCAATATGGGAGTAACAATCTCCACCTATGAGGCTTATTGCAAGAAAAAAGGCTATCCAAAACCAACAATAGAAAGGTTGAAGAATCTCTCTAAGGAGGAATGGACAGAGATTATGAAAACAATGTATTGGGACCGTTGGAAGGCTGACGAGATAAAATCTCAATCAGTTGCTAATATTCTCGTTGATTGGGTGTGGGCCTCTGGTATTCATGGTATCAAGATCCCGCAGGAATTGGTCGGTGTAATTCCTGACGGAATTGTCGGACCAAAAACTATTTCGGCAGTTAATTCTAAGAATCCACGCGAGTTATTTGATCGGATCAAGATTGCTCGTTTTGATTTTATAGAGGACATCTGCCGGAAACGTCCTGCAAACAACAAGTTCAAACGAGGGTGGTTGAATAGAATTAACGATATCAAATTTGAATCATAATAATAGGAGGAACAATCATGGCATTAACAGATATAACCTTTGCTAAAGGCGAACGTAATTATATAAGTGATACTGTACAAGTAAATTCGGCAGAAATAGGATTGCAGATCACATTTGAAAAAGGAGGTAAGCTTTGGGTGTATATAAGCTATGACGGAGAAAACTTCTCTTTTGTAGAGAGCAGGAATTACGATGAGAAGTTCGCCCGTCCGATTGTCGGAATAATCCCCGGACAATACATCAAGATTGAATGTGAGACGCAGCCGGTCAAGGCTCAATATTTTGAATCAGAAGAGTAATGGGAGCGACAGGATTAAATCCGATTAGGCTTGATGCGATAGGGCTTGATCCTATCCGCTTCAATGCGATTAGATTGGGAGTTCCGGGAGCTTCTTCCGCTACTGACCGTCCCTACATCTCTCCCGATGTATTGTCTGCCTTGGCAGGTGTATGGATAGCTGACGGCAAGAGCAACACTGATCCCGACCGCAATATCATCAAGAACAAGCTTCCTGGCAGGGGAGGGGATTTTGAGCTTCTCAACTTCGCGTATAAGCTTAATAGCGGGTATGGGAAGTATGAAGAAGACTTTACAGCTTGGGGTAGGGACGCCAGTGAACTCTTAGATGTCCGTCCCGATAAAGTCATAATAAGCGATGTTGGAGGAATCAATTCTTATCGTATGATTATATGGAAAGGAAACACTCATACTAAAGCATTTAAGGCTAAAGTAACAGGTATTCCTCGTAATGGAAGATTGATATACTCGTATGCACAGAATGAAGGGGATGATCTTACTAATATTAGTATCGATAATGACGGTGTTTACGAATTTCCATATAGCTATGGATTTACCAATGGCCATGGATTTTTGATTGATTCTGGTACAGAACTTGAAGATTGGATAGGTTGTACTATTGAATTTATCCCTTCTTTGCAAGGTTCACTATGTACTGACGGAGTCAACGACATGATTGTCAGTCAGAATCCTGTATCCGAGATGCTGGACGGAAGCAAGGAGTTAACGGTGGTGTCTATGATTCACCAGATATCACCAGTCCCTGATAGCTATGGATTTACTAATTATATAAGAGAAGGTTCTATATGGAGTAGAACCAATGTTAAGACTTCCGGTAAAACAGGTATATATGGATATAAGATATCTAAAGGTAATACAGAGGTGGGAGCAAGTAATCTAATCAACAATATACTTGGTGATAAGGCTGATTACGAAGCAATGGGTTATAATATAACTAATTATAGTGATATTAATTATAGTGTCGCTGGTTATATCAAGGACGGTAGCCCTACGGAAGTTTCCTCTGTCGCCTGGTACTGGACTTTCATCGCCAAACGAGCATTGACCACTGACGAAATTAATCAAGTAATAGCCTACTACAACTTGGACAAGTATGTTAAGCCTGATATTTACTACGATGTCAAGAAGCAAGGTCTTACTAACGATAATCATGCACAGTTTGGTGATAAGCTGATTGATTATAGTGGTAATAGCCGAGACTTGCAGTTGTTCAATATTGGTTGGAATCCGGGAAGTGGGATTGGTAAATATGTTACTAATTTTGGTATTTGGTCAAAAGATGCCGAATCTAAAATAAGCTATAATAGTTATAGTTTTACCGTTAATGGTAGTTTAAAAAGAACTTGGTTAATGTGGTATGTAACTGAATTACCTAGTTTTAAGATAAAAGTATCTGGTATTAATTCTAATGGTTATGTAGACTATGGGTATTACGACAATGGTTCATTAAAAAACTTTCGATTAGATAAGGACGGAATACATACATTACCGCCTTCAGGAGCGAGTAGTAATGGTCACGGGTTTAAAGTTAATGACACTAGCTTAGATTGGACAGGGTTAGTTATTGAGCAAATCCCCGACTTCGCAGGTGCTTTTTGCTTTGACGGAGTAGAAGACTATGGTCAGTTTGTAGGTGACTTGGGATTGAAGGATTACACTGTGGCTGCTGATAGAGCGTATCAGGATGAAAATGTAAATTGTGTCCCATTTATATCTTCTGTTGGAAGAACGGGAGGTGCTCCTTTTTTAATGGAAATGGTGCATCCGACGTCTCATGTTACCTATCCTTATAGTTTTGGTACTCCAACAGAAAGCGTTGTATTAAATTCATCAAGACAGATCTCATATCAGTCTACTTATGTATATAACAGGAACAGTATAGCTAGAGGTAACTCTGTTAAGACGGGTGACGGACTAACAATAGGCTCAAATGAGGGAGTCTCACAATATTCTAAATTATGCTTGTGGTCTTTCCTACTATTCCCCTACACCCTTTCTGAGTTTCTGTTGGAGCGCCAGCTAAAGAAGCACAAACTAGGCACTTTATATCCGGGTATGGTGGAGTTCAGACCGATAGTGAAGAGCAACATCCCTTATTCGTCGATATCCTACTCAGTTAATCCGGGGGAATACGTTGCTGAGGGTAGTACGGTCACTATCACCATAACATTGTCAAATTCCTCTGATAAGCTGGTCGACATATCATCTAACGCCATTAGCGACATATCCATATCTGGAGACAACGGTATCTATGAAGTAACCGGAAAGATCACCAAGTCTCCACAGAAGATCAACATAGTTATCTCCAGCTACTTGACAATGTTAGACAACGAGACTTTAATTTCAAATGAAACATTAATTAAAAACGAATAAGTTATGGAAAAGATATTTGATATAGCAAAAGACTCCGAACAAAAGTGGGGAGTCATTGCGCAAGGGATAGATGGGAATTTTGAGGAGGTAAACTCGGAAATTGATGGGATTACTGGTGTTGAAGCTCAAGTAATCGACTTGAATTTGTATGATTATCAGAGCGGATTAATCACAAGTAGTGATTTAGTTTTCAGAACTAATGGAAATTATGGATTGACAAAGCACAAGGTTATCCCTGTTGTAGCAGGAAGAACTATAATGATTACACCAATAGATATGTCTCACGGAGCTTCCGTGTTACCTGTAAAGGATTATAACTTCGTACCCGATTCAATTGTTAATGCTTGTGACGGATATACAAGTATTAATACTCAATACCGTCCATTTGAGGTGGTATTGCCTACTGATTGTAATTATTTATATGTCTATTGTGCGAATTCGGCTGGAATAAGTTATGAGCCTACAAATGTTGAATACAAATCAGAGCCTGGATTAATAGACGATAAAGTTGATAAACAGCAAGGAATAAACAATGCGGGGAAGTTTCTTAAGGTTGGATCTGACGGGTTTGTGGCTCCTGATGATGGTGTTCAAATAGAAGGCATTTCAACTTGTGTTCGTAGAGAAATCAGTAAAAAATTATATCTTAGTGACAACCTTATCAACTCGATTGTTGGCAGTGGAGATAATTGGATATATACAGATGGTGTTTATACACACACTACTGGCAATACAGATGCTCTCACTTTTAACTACGCTACCACCGAAGGCGATAAGTACGTTGCGATATTAAGTTATTCCAAAGTCGGAACAAATGAAAAGGATGTTTGTGTAAGTATCGGTGATGGAGGATTATGCGATGTCTACAATGGCACGTTAGGTAAATTTTATGTTGGGATGATAGCGGATGGTGGTAACCTTAAGATTACCGCCTCGTCGGTATATGATGGCAGCATACATGGAGTGGAGCTTCGCAAAGTTGTTTCCGAGAACGAGGCATCAATAGAGATAGAGCTTAATTCCGACAGCAATAAGCACTACGAAAATGTAGAAGGAGGCACAATGGCAGATAACATTACAGGTTGGTGCAATGTTGCGATAGGTGCAACCGATGCTCTTGCGAAGAATCAGAATGGCTCCCGCAACATTGCAATAGGTCAGAGATCGTTAAGCTCTATGAAGTATGGAGCAAGGAATATCGGGATAGGAACCTTCCCCTTAGCTCGTCTAGTTGAAGGCGATAGAAATATAGCGATAGGTTCTGACGCAGCGTGGTATATACAAAAAGGAGAGGATAATGTAGCTATAGGAAAGGCTGCATTAGGAGAGGTTAAAGAGGAAAGCGATCGTAATGTTGCAATTGGAACAAATGCGCTGGGGCAGACAAATAATAATAGTTTTACCGATAATGTAGCTATAGGGCATAGATCATTGAGTGGCGGCTCTTCAAGTTTTGCTAAAACAAAATGTGTCGCAGTCGGGGCATCTGCTGGTATACGTAATAACACTAACTGTGTTGCGATCGGAGCTAATGCTGCATTGTACATGGAGGGTGGTGGAAATGTCGCTATAGGAATGGATGCAATGAACAATTATGATGTTGATGGTCAGAATAATATTTGTATCGGACATTCGGCTAAACTACATTCGAAGAGTGTCCCTGCAACGATAGAAAATTCTATTGCTATAGGGTATAATGTTGAAGTATCCGATAGTAATCAGATAATAATAGGTTCATCTTCTCACGCAGTAGTTGAGATAGCAGGTAAGAGAATTATCTTCAATGAGGATGGAAGTGTTACTTGGGAACAAGTATAATTAGTTTGATAAGTAATTAAATAAGTAAATCATATGAAATACATTGTATTCCCAACAGTAAATCTTAACGAGATACCTCAGTCGGTATTGGACGAATTACACTTAGTCCCGAGAAAGAGCGTAGACGGTACTCAGGTGATTATGAAAGTCGATAATTACGAAAAAATGTTCCCGAGCGCTATGACTTTGCCGTTATTGGATGAGGAAACTCCACAAGAACCAGTCTATCCTTATCCGGTATATGAAGGCAAAGAACTTAATGAATTGCTGGGAAGTTCGGAATGGACCTCGAACGAAAGTATCCTATGAAGTCCCTCCCTTGGATATTAGTCTGCCTGCTTATAGGTGTTCTCGTGTGGATGCGTTGTAATCCGCACGAGCCGTCACCGGTTTATATTAAGGGAGATACCGTACATATCCGGGACACAGTAAGAGACACAATCCTTAAGCCGGTAAGGGAAACTCTGAAACGTACCGATACGGTATATCTACCTATTCTGATAGATACAACGACTGACAGAACCGTAGAAGGCGATTCTATTCCGGTACTGATACCGATAACAAGCAAGGAGTATAAGACCGATGATTACCGGGCGGTAGTCAGTGGATATAAGCCGACCCTTGACTTCATGGAAGTGTATAGAGACAATAAGATCATCACTCTTACTCCTGTACAGAAAAGAAAACGCTTGGGATTGGGCTTGCAGGCAGGATATAGTTATCCGGGTGGTTTGTACTTCGGTGCCGGAGTTAGTTATAACTTGTTTATGTGGTAAATTACCGGAACTACTATCTTCGCAGACCGTTTCCGGTATGAAAAGTTTAAGTTTTACTTACATAACAATTTCCAATGGAAAAATGTTTTAAAAGAAAGGAGGCTAAAATGAAGCATTAATTATACTAAACACTAAGTTTATCCGGTAAGTAGAAGGCCGGTTATCATAACAAATGTAGCTCTTTTGGGGGTAGAGTAAAAAGAACCCCTAGCACAAAAGTTGACGCCAATCAAACTTTTAAACATACAAAAGCATGCATAGATAGTGCCAGGGGTATAATGTCCTTAACATTTCTATACATGCTTTTGTTCTTTCAATAACCGTAAGTTTGATTGGCAAGGGCAAAAGTACAACAAAAAATTAAATTACTATGTGTAAGTCAGAGATTTTTGCCGAGATTCTAAATATTGTTGGAAAAGAAACTGAAGTTTCTACTGAATTGATCCTTTCATCAAGTAAAGTTACTGAAGTTGTTGACGCCCGTTCTATTGTAGTATTCTTCCTCACTGAATACGGGCTATACCCTGAACAAATAGCGACTTTTCTTCACAAGGCATCCGCTAGTATCCGTTACCTTATATCTACTTTCGAAAGCCGTAAACTGGCAAACAAAATGATTGCAATATATCTGCAAAATATTCGCAAATCGCTTGAAAATGAGCTCTGA